CGCGCTGGCCGACCACCACCTGCGTATGGTGCGCGACGCCCTGATCGAAGTCATCGACGCGAACCCGGACCTGACTGGCAAGGACGGCGACGTCAGGACGGTGGACCGCTTCAGCTTTCAGGCGCCCGGGCCGGGCGACCCGCAAACGAACTAGGAGGATCGAGATGGGCGAGTCACAGTTCAATCCGCGCGCGCAGGACTACCAGGGCCCGAATGTCGTGCTCGATGCGCGCCGGCGGCCGCTGGCGGAAGGCGACGAAGTCATCCTCAGCCTCCGCGGCCCCGTCTACTTCCGCGTCGCGCAGATCACGCCCGCGCTGGGGCTGAACGCGCCGCCTGGGGCCATGCTCGTGCACGTCGGCGCGATGCTGACCTTCACGGCGATGCGCGGCGCGGTGAACGCTGAGTTCATCCGCGTGCAGACGGCCGAGGAAGCCGGCCCCACGGCGTTCAAGCTGCTCGACGCCCAGCCGGAGGAGCCGGCGCCATGACACGCCTCGTCATCGTCACGGCGACGACCGATCTCCGTCGAGCGGACGCATGCCTCAATAGCTGGCTCGTCAGAGCCGCCGAGCCCACGCCGATCGTGCTCGTCGAGAACGGGGATGCGAACACCGGCTACCTCGGGACGGTTCCCGCCTTTCGTCGTGGCGTCGATCAGGCGCTGGCCGAGTATCCGACGGTCGACGTGATCGCCTGCTTCCACGATGATCTCGAGATCCACGAGGTCGGCTGGGATCAGAAGGTCCTGCGCCACTTCACGCATGAGCCGGCCTGCGGCCTGGCCGGCTTCGGCGGCGCGATTGGGCTGGGCAGCGCGCGGCTCTACCACGACCCCTACGACCCGATGCAGCTGGCGCGAGTGGGCTTCCGGAGCAACCTGATCGACGCCGAGGCGCACGGGATGCGGAGCCTGCTCACCGAGCGGGTGGCGTGCTTGGATGGGTTCAGCCAGATCGGGCGGCGGGAATTCTGGCTCGGGCAGGTGATCAAGGATCCGGGAGATACCGACCCGAACCCTCAGACGTTTTCACGGCCCTGGACTGCCCTCGAGCGCCTCGGCGTCATCCACCATTTCTACGACGGCATGCTCGGCTGTCTCGCGCGGCGCTACGGCTGGGACACCTGGTACCTGCCCGTTGCCTGCCGCCACTACGGGGGACGCACGGCGGTCGGCGACCCCGGATACCAGCACTGGATCAACGACAAGACGCAGTCACCGGAGGGGGACCATGAAGTCTGGAAAGCGGCGCACCGCCTCGGCTACGAAGAATTCCGCGACTGCCTCCCACTGCGCGTCTAGCCGCTGGACGATGGTCGGCGGCCGGCGCACCTGGCAGGACGGCCCGCCCGAAGACTGGCAGCGCGAGTTCGACGGCTATGCGCGCTGGCTCGCGCCCTACGGAGTGAACACCCTCGGGTACGCAGTGAGGATAGCGACGAAGAAGGAAGCACGCGCATGACAACCCACCGTAAAACCGGATCGATCGCGCGCCTCTTCCCGGACCGCGTCTACGGCTTCATCCACTGTCCGGAGGATCAGCGCGACTACTTCTTTCACTCGGCGCAGCTCGACGGCGTGACCTTCCACCAGCTCGTGCCCGGCGACGAGATGAGCTTCATCGTCGCCGAGGGGATCAAGGGGACCGAGGCGCAGGACGTGCAGCTCGCGCGCCACAACGAGGTCACGGGCCGCGAGACGCGCGAGCAGGTCGGGCTGCCGACGCTCCGGCCGAAGCCGGTGAAGCGGGGGCAGGAATGACGACGAAAGTCGCGCTCCCTCCGGGCGATCTCCACCTGGCCCGCGATCCCGTCGGCCAACGAACAGCCACACACGAGGTATGTACAAGTACTGTACTCAGAGAGGGCGGCGAGCCGGTGGCCTCGATCGCCCCGGTGGAGGCCGAGGCGCCGATCGAGGCCGAGGCCGAGGCGCCAGCGCCGGCAGGGGCGGCGGCACGGCTCTGGGGGGCGGCGGCGCCGATGTTCACCTATCTCGCGGGCGCGGCCGGCTCGGGCAAGACGTTCGCGGTGCGCGCCTGGGCGGCTGACGAGGCCGGCCTCGTGCTTTGCGCCACGACCGGGATCGCCGCGATCAACCTCGGGGGGACGACCATCAACGCGCTGCTGGGCTACTTCGACACCAAGAGCCTGCAGGACAGCTACACCAACGGCTTCCTCACCGCCAAGCTCGGCAAGCTGCTCAAGGCGGGCGTGCGCCGCCTGGTCGTCGACGAGGTCAGCATGCTCGACGGCGACCAGCTCACCTACCTGACAAGAGCGATCGAGGAGGTGAACAACCGCGGCTACGCGATCGCGATGTCGCAGGACTGGGACGAGGTGCCAGACAGCGCGGCGCTCGGCCTGACCCTGGTCGGCGACTTCTGTCAGCTGCCGCCGGTCAAGGCGCCGTTTGCATTCGAGTCGAGCGAGTGGGGCCGCTTCGCCGAAGGCGGTCACACGATCACCCTCACCGAGATCCGCCGGCAGGCCGACCCGGCTTTCATCGCCGCCCTGCGGGCCGCGCGCCGCGGCGACGGGGCCGGCACGCTCGCCTATTTCGGCGGCCGGCTGCACACCGAGACCGACGACGCCTTCGAGGGGCCGACGCTGCTGGCCAAGAACGAGGCGGTCGATCGCTACAACTGGATCCGGCTGAACCGGCTGCCGGGGCGAGACGTCTCCTTCGTCTCGAGCCGCGCCGGCAAGCAGCGCAGCGAGTGGGGGAACCCCGATAAGCCGCCGGCGACCTGGGGCATCCCCGAGCGGCTGCCCCTGAAGATCGGGGCGCTGGTGATGATCCTGGCGAACCAGCGCCAGCTCGACGGCCTGGGCTTCGAGTATGTGAATGGCGATCTCGGCGAGCTGGTCGACGCCGACGCGGCGGCCAAGGTCGCGCAGGTGCGGCTGCAGCGCACCGGCGCCATCGTCGAGGTGAGCTACGTCCGGCGCGAGGTCCTCGTCCCGCTCGATAGCGCGCGCCGGCGGGAGCTGCGGGATAAGGGCGAGGCCGACAAGATCGCAGAGGGCGGCAAGTGGGAGATCGCCGGGTGGATCAGCTACCTGCCGATCCGCCTGGCGTACGCGAGTACGGTGCATCGGTCGCAGGGCCTCTCGCTCGATCGCGTGCAGGTCAACATCCGCGACGCCTTCTTCAAAACCCCGGGGATGCTCTACGTCGCGCTGAGTCGCGCCCGGACGGCGGAGGGGCTGCGCCTGGTGGGGAGTGCGGCGGCGCTCATCGAGCGGTGCACGACGGATCCGCGGTTGTCGCGGTGGCTCTGAGGGAGCGGCCGCAGCTCAGGAGGTAACTATGCATTTCGTCAGAGATGAATTGCGGGCCAACTTTCTCAATCTCGGGCAGGTGGCGTATTGCACCCTTCACACAGCGCACAAGCGCGAGGCGGCGCGCGTGTTCGCCTGCCACGCCGCCGACGGAGAAGTCATCGGGCACGTCATCGGGCAGCAGCTGCAAGACATCGCCGACGGCCAGAGGTACCTCCCGGAAACGACCGGAACCAAACTCATCTGGTTCATCTACTACGGAGAAGGAGGCGGGACCGACCAGCTCGACGTGCTGACCTTGCCGGTCATCGGGTGGAAGGTGTGCGGGGGTGAGATCGCCCCCCTGACGGTGGAAGGCGTCATCGACGGTAACTGGGACGGTGGGAACACCGCCTACTGCCTCGAAGTCGCGACAGGCGTCTGGGTCTTCCCGGGGGAGTGTACCTGCGAGAGTCTCGACCAGGCCAAGCAGACGGCCCTAGCGAGATTCCGAAATGCTGACGAGCTGGCTGACCGCGTAGCGCAGGAGGCGCCTCAGCCATGATCCGCCGCTCGACGGGGATCCGGCGGCTGCAGGCGTGGCTATGAAGCTGCCAGCCAGCGCGAAGTACCGGGCCGACTGGCACCTGTATTCAGCCGACGCCGAGGGGCACACCTGGCAGGACGACTCGATCCAGATCATCCTCCTGCAGGAGATCCGCGACGAGCTGCAGCGGCTCAACGCCCTGCTCTCCTGCCCCAACTTCGTGCAGATCCCGCAGGTGCTGCGGGCGATCCGGGCGAACACGGCGAGGCCCAGGCGGCGGCGATCGCCCGCGAAGAAGCAGAAGGAGCCCCAGCCATGATCCGCTGCCCACGCCTGCTCGTCCGTCGGATGCTCCGCTGCACCCTCGCCGTCGTCGCCACGCCGGTGCTCATCCCGATCGACCTCGGCTGGGTGATGCAGGAGGAGTGGGGGCAGCCAGGGACGGCCTTCCCACAGCTGCTCGTGCCGAAGCTCTGGGGCTGGGCGACCCGCTGATGCCCCGCCGCCCCGACTACCGCTCGCTGCTCACCTGCGAACTGTCGCAGGCCGAGCGCGACGTGCTCGACGAGCTGAAGCGGCTCGCCGGGGTAGGGAGCGATGCGAACCTGGCGCGGATCGCGCTCTGGTCGTTGGGCGATCACCTCGGGGCCGAGCTGCCGGACGGGGTGTTCGACCTGCGGCTGGGATCAGGGGCGTGGGCGCGCAACCCCCGGGTGCGGCAGGACGCGGCCTGCCCGCCGCTGCCGCTACCGGCGCCGATCTGGCGGGCGAAGCCGAAGCGGCCGGCGGCCGATCACCCGTGGCGCGGGGCGGAACCGCGAGGCGGGCGATGAGCCTCAATGCCGACTGGTTTGTAGGGGAAGCGAGGATGCGATGACGTCATTGGCTCGATATCGTTGCCTCTTGCGGTCCATGCGAGACGAGCTGTGTCTTGCTGAACGGAACTACGGGGTGGTGCTGGACAACAAGCGGCATCGGGATCTCATCGACCAGAATCGTGGCCGCGTCGCCGTTCTCAAGAAGTTGTTGGCTGAGGCGCGGAGGACGCGATGACCGTCACCGACGAGCAGATCCAGCGGGTGCAGCGGCTGGAAATGGAACTTAGGCGCTTAGCGCTTGTTGGCCCAGAGGTATTGGCCCGTCGGGCAAAGGACGCCGACGCCTTGCGCGCCGTCCTGGACGAGCGGCAGGAGCGGGAGGAAGGGCCGTGCGAGACGTGTCGATTCGCGAGTTGCGTGGAAGAGGTCGACCTGTTCTGCACGCAGCCTGACCTAATCGAAGCGTCAGGCGCCATTGCGCGTAGTTCTCCTGGGCTCATCGTCCCTCGGACCATCAACGGCCAGCCCTTCGGCTGTCGCGGGCATGAGCCGAAGGAGGCCCAGTGACTCGATACACGGCCGAGGAGATGCGCGAACGCGCTGACTGGATTGCCTCGACGCGTGTCCGCCTTCCTGACACTTTGCCAGGTACGGCCAAGATGCTACGCCAAGCCGCCTCGGACGCCGAGCAGGTGGAAACGATCCGGCGTGCGTGCGTCTGTTCTGAACCCGATCCAGTGATGCAGGCCGACGGCAAGTTCTACTGCTATGCCTGCAGCTATCAAACCGGGGCGCGTCCTCGATTTCTGGAGCCGGAAACGTGGCTGCGCGAGCTGAACATCCTGCGTGATCAGGTGAAGGAGCAGGCGCGGGAGATCTCGGCGACGGTGAAGGCCAAGGACGCCCGCCTCGCGGTCCTCAAAGAGGCGCTGCGCGAGTGCCACCAGGAGATCCAGTCGCTCAAGGATAGGGAGATTCAAGTAGCACAAGATCAGGGGCTGCACGATGGTGAGTGACATCCTCTGCACCTGCCCCGGCCGACACGGCGATATTCTCTGGACGCTCCCCGCGATCCGCGCGCTCCACGAGGCCACCGGCGCCACGATCGATCTCCTCGTCGCCGGCAAGTACGCCGCCGTCTGCCCGCTCCTCGAGCGGCAGCCCTACCTGCGCGAGTGCGTCGCGATGCCCGAGTGGACGGTCGAGGAGACCGCGCCGATGACGCCGCGCCTGCCCCCGGGGATCCCAGTCGGCTACGACGCGGTCTATCACCTCGGGTACGCCGGCTGGCCGGATCGCCCGCTGCCCGATCAGCACCTGTGGACGCTGCAGCAGCAGATCCCGGATCTGGATCTGGTCGAGCAGATCGCGGAGCGCTATCGACTAGATCGGCCGTGGATTACTCCGCCGAGCCCGCCGATCCCCCCTACCCACTGGTACACCAATCGGCTGGCGATCGGCTTCACCGATGAGTGGATTGAGTTGAAGGCGGGCCTGGTCTTCGCCCTCCTCGCACGAGTAGAGCGGGGGCGCCCCTACAAGCCGTCGCTGTACTTTGGCGCAGGGAGCCGGTGGATGGAATGGGAGCGCACGCTTGCCCCGTTCCTCTATGGCCTTTGCACCCCTCGGACGTGGCTCGAGACCGCGCAGTGGGTGGCGGAGTCGGCCGTCTTCCTCGGCTGCTGCTCGGCGCTCCACGTCCTCGCCTGCGGCCTCGGTACGCCCGTGGTGCTGGTCGAGCCGAACGAGGCGCGCCACCACCCGATCTTCTACCCCTATGGCACCGACGGCCCGCAGGTCACCCTCGTGAAGGGGAATGACGGCCGGCCGAGCTTCGACGCGCGGCATACCAGCGCCGTCATCGAGCAGAAGCTAGCAGAGGTGCGGGATGCGCGGTGAGCCGCTCAAGCTGTGCGTGCAGGCGCACCCGCCGTTCTGGTACCCCGGCGAGCGCTGCCCCTTCTGCGCCGCGCTCGCGGCCGTCCACGACCTCGCCTCGCGCGTGCAGGCGCTGCAGGACGAGCTGCAGCAGGCGCGCACGCCGGCGCGACGAGAGGGAGGAGTGCCCCATGCGTGACTACGCCCACCCGCAGGTCGGCGATCGCGTCGTCGTCTACGGCGTGTCGTGCGTCGTCTTCCGTGTCCGCCCGTGGGCCGTCGATGTCGAGGCGACCGACGGCTCGGGGCGCTGCTGGCGGGTCAGCGGATGTCCGCTCCGGGTGAAGGAGGCGAGCTGATGCGACTGCTAAATTACGGCGCCGGCGAGATCACCGACCGGCTGACCATCCTCAGCCTGAAGATCCTGCACGGCGGCGCGGAGGAGCGGACCAAGCATTTCCGCGATGAGCGGGCGGCGCTGCTGACCAAGCTGCGCGGGCGCGAGTCGGTGGGCGGCTGGCTGGACCAGGCGCTGATGCTCGGGGCGGTCAACGGGGCGCTGTGGCAGGCGGAGGATGAGCTGCGGGGCTACCGGCTTGACTACCTCGGCACGATCGTCTCGCGCGATGCGATCTTCGAGGACGCGGCGAAGTGCGCCTTCCGCATCCAGGAACTGAACGATCAGCGCGCCGCCCTCCTCCAGCAGATCAACGCGCTGACCGGCGAGACCGCTGGACCGGAGAAGCTGACATGACTGAAGTCTGGAAGCCGATCCTAGAGTGGCCACGCTACGAAGCTTCATCACTCGGGCGCATCCGTCACGCGAGGACACAGCGCGTGCGGGCGCTGCACTGGAACATGAGGTTTCGGGGGTGGCAGCTTAGTCTGGAACAGTACGTGGGCCGTGGGGTCTACAGGCGTCGAACATTCTTCGTCCATCAGTTGGTTGGACTGGCATTTCTCGGCCCCTGTCCACCCGCTCACGAAGTGAATCACAAGGACAACGATCAGCAGCATAACGCAGCGGATAATCTTGAGTACCTGACACACAGGGGCAACATGGAGTACGCCGCTCGGCAGGGGCGCATGGCACGAGGCGAGCGAGCACCTACACACAAGCTGACGGAGCAGCAGGTTCGGCAGATCCGGGCGCTATACCGCAAAGGCGTGCGTGGCTGCGGAGCACCAGCACTTGGCAAGCGCTTCGGCGTGGCCGCACAGAGCATTGACGCCATCATTCAACGGCGACATTGGAGCTGGCTGTGAGGGTCAAACTCGTCACGACGTGGGACATGCCCTGCGGAATCAGTGAGCATTCCTACTATCTAGTCAAGGCAGTACAAGCCGCCGATCCTTCGATCATCCACGATCCCGTCACGGATCTGCACCCGCGTGCCGTCCTCAACGACCCAGCCTCCTTCGATCTGCTCGTCTTGAACTATCACGCTGGACTACTCAGTCAGTGGCAACCTCCGCACATTCAGGCGATGCAGCAGCGCGGAACCCCGGTGCTGTGCATCTTGCACGACACCGGCGTCCCCAACAGCGACCAGGCGAAGGCGATCGCCGCAGCCGCCGACGCCACCATCGTCCACGAGCCGGCGTCCGACCTGCCGGGCACAATCTACTACTGGCGGATGGGCGTGCCGGGCCCTCAGCTGCCACGGGCGGAGGCGGTCGCGCCGATGCGCGTTGCAGCCGCCCGTCATCGCTGCCTCGGGACGATCGGCTTCCCGTTCCCGTGGAAGCACTACGATCAGCTCGCGCGGCTCACCGCCGAGCTCGGGTGGGCGCTGCTCCTGATCGCCCCCGGCGCCTCGGCCGCGCAGATCGCCGAGTGGCAGCACCTCAATCCGCTCACGGTCGTCCGCCCCGACTTTGTGCCCCGCGACGAAGCGATCGGGCTGCTCAGCGCCTGCGACGCGACCGCCTTCGCCTACATCTGCCACAACACGGGGCAGAGCGCGGCGATCCTCCAGGGCATCGCGGCGCGCCGGCCCGTCTTCGCCTTCCACACCTGCCGGCAGTTCCGCGCGCTCTTCCACGACTCGCTCGGACGGACCGCCATCACCTGGAGCGAGACCTTCGAGGAGCTGGGCGCGCAGCTGGCGCGCGGCGGCCCGTCGATGATCGTCTCGGCACTGGCTGAGCAGGAGAGCTGGACGGGCGTCGGGCGGCGGTACGCCGACCTCTACCGGGGGCTGGCGCGATGAGGCCGGACGGGATCGCGCGCTGGGTCTTCCTCCATCATCGCGGCGCGAGCCTCTTCCTCCGTGAGTGGATTCGCCAGCAGGCTGAGGCGGCCGGCTGGACGGTGAGCCCGACGCTCGCGATGGCGACGCGGCCGCTGACCGCGAGAGAGATCCTGGAGTACAGCTGGAGCTACGATCTGGTGATCGACGGGCAGGCGCGTCCCGAGACACCGGCGCGCCTCACGCAACCCTGCCCGAGCTGGCGGGGCGTGCATGTCCCACGCGATCCGCGCGCGCTCCTTCGCTCGGCCTACTACTCGCACCGCCATAGCCATCCGCTCGCTCTCCTCCCGGAACTCGGCCCCCATCGCGTGAAACTGGCCGGGCTTCCACTGGCCGAGGGGCTGCTCGCCGACCTCGACTTCTACGTCACCAAGCAAGCGATCGAGGCGATCTGTACCTGGCCCTACAACCACCCGGCGGTGCTCGATCTGCCGTTCGAGCGGATCTTCGGCGCAGGGCCGCTGGCGGGGAGCCTGCTCCTCGCCGCGCTGAAGTGGCTGGGCCTGCCGACTGCGGCAACGCTCATCGTGCCCGAGGCGACCTGGGAGGCGGTCAGCGGGCGCCCACCGGGCGTTGAGGACATCCGCGCGCACTGCACGGGCCTCACCGCCGCCCTGCCGGCGCGTGTCGAGGCGGAACTCCGTCGCCGCTGGGGACCGGATCTGCATCGCCTCGGGTACCTGCGCGACGAGGAGGGGCCGTGACGCTCCCGCTGAGCAAGACGCTCGACCCGGCTGACTTCGATCAGCTCAGGGAGGAGCTGGCGATCGTCGATCGCTGCTTCACGGATGAGCGCGAGCAGCATCCGATGCGGCGCTGGGAGTACGCGCTGGCGCTGCGGGCCTACCACCAGTGGGGGCGACGGGCGCGTGTCCTCCTCGATGTCGGCGGCGGGGGGAGCCCCTTCTACATGATGGTGCCAGGCAAGGAGGTCACCATCATCGATCCAGAGTACGGACTCTCGCTCGCGCAGTATCTGACGGAGCCCTACGAACGCCGCCTCGCCGACGCTGTCTTCTGCCTCTCGGTCCTCGAGCACGTCGACGACCTCGACGAGTTCGTCTACCACCTGAGCTGCCTGGTGGCGCCAGGCGGGCTGCTGTTCCTGACGATGGACTACTGCGACAGCGCCGGCGCAGCGCCGGTCGACACGTACCACTTCCATTGGATGCGGCGGCGGATCTTCAACTTTCCGTCCTTGATACCGCTGGCGGATAGCTTCCTCTATCGGGACTGCTTGTGCTTCGGCGACCACGACTTCACTGCGCACGGCCCCCAGGTCTACGACTACACATTTTGTTCTCTCGCCCTGCGGAAGCGCCTGTGACCAACCGCGACTTCCAGCAGGCGCGCGCCGACCAGCTCCAGCGGGTGCTCATCGCCCTGATTCGACGCGACGGGCCGATCACGCTCGCCCAGGGCGCCATCGCCGCGATCGGCGTCCCGGTGCCTGATCTGATGACGACGACCGATCCGGCCACCGGCGCGATCACGATCGCCGTCCGGGAGCCTGCGCGATGACCCCCGTCACGATCGGGCTCGATCGCCCGCTGACGCGCGCCGCCGATCTCACCGACTATCCCGCCTGTCTCAGCGTGGCGCGCTGGCAGCAGCGGCTGGGGCAGGAGGCGTACGATCGCTGGGCGCCGGCGGCCCCGCACGCGCCGCCCGCCGTCTTCTGCTTCAACTGGGGCGCCGCGGCCTTCCGGGCGCCCGGGCGGGATCCGATCTACCGATCGCACGGCGATCCGCTCCCACGCGAGGCCGACGCGCTCGGGGCCGTCTACGCGCTCTCGGTCCTCGATCGCCTCGACGCGCCGGTGCGCTTCCTCCGGGCGTACGCGCGCCACCTCGTGCCCGGCGGCCTGCTCGTCTGCACCTTCGCCCTGTGGAATGCGACCGGCGAGGACTGCGCGCTGGGGCACGAGCTGCGCCGGCGCATCTACGATCAGCACACCTGGAAGCGCCTCGTCACCGACGCCAAGAGCCTGGGGTTCGCCCCCCTCGGCGGCGTCGACTTCCGCTACCACGGCGACCTGCTCGGCGACCACACGCTGGCCTCGCTGGTGGTGATCAGGGAGACACGATGATCACGGAACGCCCCTGCCGGGCCTGCGGAGGCGCCCTCGAGTCGGTGCTCGATCTCGGCCCGCTGCGCCTCTCCGCCTTCCCGACCGCCGCCGACGCCGCCGTCGCCACGCCGTCGTCCGTCCCGCTCGATCTCTGTCAGTGCGGCGCCTGCCGGCTCGTGCAGCTGCGCCACACGGTCGATCCCGATCAGCTCTTCCGCCAGTACTGGTACCGCTCCGGGATCAACGAGACCATGCGCGCCGAGCTGGCTGATGTCGTCGCGGCCGGGATTCAGGCGGTCGGCGGCCTCCAGGCGGGAGACGTCGTGCTCGATGTGGGCGCCAACGACGGGACGCTGCTGGCCGAGTACCGCCGGCAGGCGCCCGAGGTCCGGGTCCGCCGCATCGCCTACGAGCCGGCGGACAACCTGCGCGACGTCCTCACGGCGCACTGCGAGCAGCTCGTGCCGACCTACTACCCGGCGCAGGCGGCCCACTGGCGCGGCGACGTGCGGATCCTCACGTCGATCGCCTGCTTCTACGATCTCGACGACCCCCACGCCTTCATCGCCGCCGTCGCCGACACGCTCACCCACGACGGCGTCTGGATCGTGCAGTTCCAGGATCTCTGGCAGATGCTGCGCGCGACCGCCTTCGACAACCTTGTGCACGAACACCTGGTCTACTACGCGCTCGCCAGCTTCGAGCGGCTGATCGAGGCGCACGGCCTGCGGGTGGTGTCGGCGAGCCGGCGCGCCATCAACGGCGGGAGCTACCGCCTGATCGTCCGGCGATCGGCCTACGACGCGACCGACGGCTCGGTCGTGGCGCTGCGGCTGCTCGAGCAGGGCTGCGAGCACTGGGAGACCCTGCACCGCTTCGCCTGGCGGGTGGGCGAGGCGCGGCGGGAGATCCGCGCGGCGCTCGGGGCGGCGTACCGGGCCGGCCAGGCGATCGATCTCTACGGGGCCTCGACCAAGGGGAACACGCTCTTGCAGTACTGCGGCATCGGGCCGGAGTGGATCCGTCAGGCGTGGGAGCGGTCGGAGGAGAAGGTCGGTCGCCAGACGATCACCGGCATTCCGATCACGAGCGAGGACGCGGGGCGTGAGGCGCCGCCGGATCTGCTGCTCTGCGGGATCTGGCAGTTCCGCGATGCGGTGCTCGCGCGGGAAGCCGACTATCTACGGCAGGGCGGGCGGATGCTCTTCCCGCTGCCGGTCGTCGACCTGGTTGGAGACAGAGGAGAGGACTAGCCGATGTTCATCACCGATCGCGCCCGCCCGCTGGAGTGCTGCCGGATCTGCGGCGGCCTCATCGTGGCCTGCCCGCCGGACGCGCCAACGGAGATCTACTGCACGGGCTGCTACCGCAGCTACGACGAGCGCGCCGCCGCGCACGGAATCACGCTGGCGCCGTCGGCGGGCGGCGGGGTGGAAGGAGGCACGCGATGCTGATGATCGAGATTGGCGAGACCCTGGGGCTCGTGCTGCTGGTGGCGATCGCCGCCAGGCTGGTCGTCGCCTGGTGGAACTACGCGGGGAGGCGGCGGCTGTGACCAAACGTCACGATCTCGCCGTCCTCCATTCCTCCGCAGGGAGCGCCTGATGCCTGATCACTCCAAGCACGCCGCCCTCGGGGACAAGCCCGACTGGTGGACCTCCGACGAGTGGGAGACGCCCCCCACCTTCGTCGCGGCGCTCGAGGCCGAATTCGGTCCCTTCGATCTCGATCCCTGCGCGCGCCTTGAGACGGCGAAGGCAGCGTACTACTACACGAAGGCGGACGATGGGCTGGCGCAGGCCTGGGCGCGGAGTGCCCGCGTGCATGTCTTCGTCAACCCGCCGTACAGCGATCCTGGTCCGTGGGTCGCGAAGGCGATCGAGGAGGCGAAGCGCGGCGCGGTGACGCGCCTCCTCTTACCGGCGGCAACCGACGTCGGCTGGTTCCACGAGCTGGTACTACCCTCGGCGAACGTGCGCTTCCTCCGGGGGCGACTGCGGTTCCACGGATGGGCGGGAACCCCAATCGGCTCGCCCACCGCCGGCAGCCTCCTCGTGTCGATCCCGCGTGTGGCGGGTGATCGGAGCTTTCAGCTATGAGCCCTGCGTACACCTGGACCGTGATGCCCATCCTCGCCAACCGCGATCTCACCATGAGCGCGATCGCCTCCTGCCTCGCGCAGACCGTGCCGGTCCGCCTCCTCCTCATCAACCAGGGGGTCGAGGATCCCTTCCGCGACGAGCTGGAGCGGCTGGCGGAGGCGTACCCCGAGCAGATCCTCCTCTGGAGCCATCAGCCGCCGCTGCCGAGCCTGGCGGCGACGTGGAACCGGGCGCTGCGGTTCGTGTGGGCGACGGGCGGCGACCGTGCGCTGGTCGTCAACAATGACGTGGAGCTGCACCGAGAGACAGTCTACGGGCTCACCTCCGTGTTCGGGCACACGCAGGCGCTCTTCGTCTCGGCGGTGGGGGTGACGGCGGAGCAGTTCAATCCAGCCGCCCCGCTGGATACAGCATGGTTCACCGCGCCAGATGCCGAGGGATGGTGGCATCCAGTGGCACCGGGCGGCCCCGACTTCTCCTGCTTCCTCATCAGCCGCGCCTGCCACGAGCGCTTCGCCTTCGACGAGGCGTTCACGCCCGCCTTTTGCGAGGATCTCGATATGCACAGGCGCCTGATGCTCGCCGGCGAGGGCTGTCGGATCTTCTCGATCAATCTCCCCTTCCTCCATCACAGCTCACAGACACTCAAGTCGGTGGACGCCGGCAAGCGGGCGCGGCTCGAGCAGGGGATTGCGGCTGGGAGCCGGGCGTACTACGAGAAGAAGTGGGGTGGGCCGGTGAATCAGGAGATCTTCTGGCTCCCGTTCAATGAAGGAGAAGAGCGCGTCTTGCCGGACGGCGCCCCGTGGCCACCGACGACGCCCGCGCTCCAGGCGTGGGTGCAGGCGCAAGAGGCCGCCGATGGGTAAGTCGCTCGACGATCTCCCCCTCGACGACTCTCCACTCGACGACGGCGCCTGGTCGGACTTCTGCGCGGAGATCGATCGCCTGATCATGAGCGACGACTACGCCTGGGCGCTCGACACGCTCGAGGGGATCCGCGAGACGGTCAGCCGGTACCAGCACGTGACCGAGGGGCAGCGGCGGGCGATCGCGAACATCCGGGACGCGCGGAAGGGCGGCGAGAAGAAATGGGGACGGCGGTACGAAGGGTGGCGGCGCTGATGCCCGCCCGCGTGATCCACTGCCGTGAGGCTGCCCGGTACAGCAATGACGAGTACGTCTACTGCGGGCGACCGAGCAAGTGGGGCAATCCCTTTGGGCCAGTCGGCGCTGGGATCCGTGTGCCAAGTCGCGCAGAAGCCATCCGACGGTACCGAGAGTGGTTCCTCGCCCCCGAGCAGGCCCAATTCCGCCGTGACGCGGTGCGTGAGTTGGCCGACAAGATACTCGGCTGCTGGTGCGCCCCGAAGCCCTGTCACGTCGACATCATCGCGGAGTTCGTCAACCGTGCCATTGCTCAGTAAGCCCAACGCTGCCCCGTTCCGGTACTGGGGCGCCAAGGTACGGATGGCCCCCTGGATCATCGATCGCCTGCCGCCGCACACGCACTTCGTCGAGAGCTGCGCGGGATCTGCTGCCGTCCTTGCATTGAAGCCTCCAGTTGAGTACGAGACGGTGAACGACATCTATGAGGAGGTCGTAAACTTCTTCCGCGTCTTGCAAGATCCGCAACTCGCTGTGGCGTTGATCGATCGTGTAGCCTTCACCTCCTACGCCTATGCTGAGTTCCAGCGCGCAGCCGTCTCGACGCTAGATCCGCTCGATCGGGCTTGGGGCTTCTTCGTACGCATGCAGATGGCCGTCGTACCTGGACGAAGCGGCTGGTCCTACGGGGTAGCTGGACTAGCTGGGAAGAAGGCGAACAAGCCTGGCCGCTGGGCGACAATGCCCACGCACCTACAGGCGGTCGCTACTCGCTTCGAGCGTGTGCAGATTACGGCATGGCCCATCGAGGAACTGCTAGCCAGGATCGACGCCCCAGGTGTCCTCCACTTCGTCGATCCTCCGTACCTTTACGAGTCGCGCCCGTCTTCACACTCTACCTATGTCTGTGACGAGTTCGATCATCCGGCATTCGTCGCGGCTGTCGCACAGACAAAGCACGCGGAGATCTGGGTGTCGCACTATCAGCACCCTTTCTATGATCAAGGCCCGTGGGAGATCGTCGGTGATTTCGTGAGCCACCGGAACATCGCGAACGGTCGAACACGATCAGAAGCTGTCGAACGCCTCTATAGGTTCAGGCGCTGATGCCCCTCCTCTCGAAGCCCCCCGGCTGCTCCGGCTGCGCGCTCGAGCACCGCGGCTCCGGCTTCGCCCCCGCCGACGGCCCGCGCGGCGCCTGGCTGCTCCTGGTCGGGGAGGCCCTCGGCAAGGTCGAGGCGCTCACTGGCCGCCCGTTCATGGGCGATGCGGGCGGGATGCTCAGTCGCCTGCTGACCCTGCTCGGCTGGTCGCGCGACGCGATCCGCATCCACAACGCGATCTCCTGCCAGCCCCCCGGCGACTGGTTCGACGAGCGCGCCCCCTGGTACCACGCCGCGCTGGCCCACTGCCCATACCTGGCCCAGACCCTCGACGAAGGCCCCGAGGTCGTCGTCACGATGGGCGGCACGGCGCTGCGCCGCGTGATGGGCTTCCAGCATCACAAGAAGATCCGGGTGCAGGACTTCCACGGCGCGATCCTGCGCGACCCGACCAACCGCTTCTGGGTCGTGCCGACGTTCCATCCGTCGTTTCTGCAGCGGGGCGCGCACAACCTGATCGGCACGGTCCTCTGGGACCTGCACCAGGCGGAGGCGGCGCGCCACGGCAAGCCCGCCGACGCCGGGCAGCTCGTGATCGATCCGCCGGTCGAGTGGTTCGCCGCCTGGGTCGACCAGGTCGTCGCCGCGCGCACGCAGGATCCGGGCGCCTACCCCCTCACCTCCGACGTCGAGACGCCCGACAAGGCCGGCGGCAAGGACGAAGGCGAGATCACCGCCGAGGATCGGTCGTTCCAGATCCTCCGCCAGAACTTCGCCTGCCACCCCGACGAAGGCGTGACCGTGCCGCACGTCGAGCCCTACACGACGCACACCCGCCGGCTCTACGCCTCGCCAGGCGCCATCTGGCAATGGAATCGAGAATATGATCATGCGCGACTCGTCGCCGCCGGGCAGCTTCGCGAAGCCGACTCGCCGCGCGTCGTCGATCTGATGTGGCTCGCGCACTTCCTCCAGAGCGATCTCCCCCTCGGCCTCGGCTTCTGGGCGCCGTTCTACTCAGGACATGGTCCGTGGAAGCACCTCGCCGACAGCCAGCCGACGCGCTACGGCGCGATCGACGGCCTGCAGAACCACCGGATCGGCTTCGGGATCCTCACCGATTTGCAGAAGCTCGGCATCTACGCGCAGGCGCTGCGGCACACGCACCAGCTCCACACGACCTGCCTGCGGCCGGCGCAGCTGGTCGGGGTGAAGATCGACCGGCAGCGGCTCGTCGTCTTCAAGGGCGAGCTGGCGGACAAGGCGAGAGAGAAGCTGCAGGCGATCCAGGCGATCGTCCCCGAGGCGCTCCAGCCGCTGACGCCGAAGGGCGGGCTGACGAAGAAGCCGCTCGCGGGGACGCAGCACGCGAAAGCGAGTCGCCTCACCCGGACAGGGAAGCCGCGCAAGGGGAAGCCGACCGCGGAGATCAAGCAGGAGCTGTATGCCCAAGCACAGATCGTCGAGAAGATCGTCCTCAAGGAAGTCCTCGTCTGCAGAACGTGCGGCATTGTGGACGTTCAGAGACGCCATCGTTGTGCTCCACCGCAGATGGCTGCGATCGGTCGGGTCGAAGCCAGACGAAGAGGACGCGATCAGCAGTTGGATCCTGGATCAGAGTCGCCTACCCCCCCGAACATTGAACTCGCCCCGGCCTCCGTCACGCGCTACTTCTGGCAGGAGCCCTTCAACCCCGACTCCCCGCCGCAGGTCCTCGCCTACATCAAAGCGCGCCGCCACACGCCCGGCCGCGCGAAGAAAACCGGCGCGGACTCGACCGACCGCGAAACGCTGAAGCGGCTGAGCAAGACGGGCGACCCGTTCTACGCCACCGTCCTCGACTACCGCGCCATCAACAAGGTGAAGGGGACCTATGTCGAGGGGACCGAGCGCCGGCTCGACGCCGAGGATCGGCTGCACCCCCAGCCGACCTTCCGGCCGTCGACGCAGCGTTTGAGCTACGTCAACCCGAACATCACGAATGTCGTCGCCGACAAGGACGAGCAGCGGAACCTCGCGGCCGGCTTCCGCCGGTGCGTCGTCGCCACGCCTGGCTGCCAGTTGATCGAGATCGACTTCAGTGCGATCGAGGCCAAGGAGACGGGCTGGTGCGCCCGCGATCCCTTCCTCATCCGTCTCGCCGGCCTCGGCATCCACTCGTACCTGATTGCGCTCCGGGTGAAGGACGCGCCGGACCTGTCGGCCGACGACGCGACGATCCGCGCGCACCTGAAGGCGATCAAGCAGCAGGCCGGCACGCTCCTCTACGACCAGGTCAAGCACACCGTCTACGGCGTCTTCTACGGCCAGACGCCGTACGGCCTGGCCGCAACCTGGCCCGATCTCTATCCGTCGGTGAAGCTCGCCGAAGAGCACGTCGACTTCATGTTCTCGGTCCTGCCCGCGGTGCGGACCTTCCAGCACGCGGTACTCGACACCGCCGCGCACGAGCACCAGCTCGGCGGCGCCCAGCCCTACGCCTTCACCCCGGAGGGCGGCCCCTCGCCGCGGGTGCACGGCCACCCCTACCAGTACCGCCACTGGTTCTGGTCGATCTACACCTATCGGCGCCTGAACGCCACGCAGTACTTCCGGGCGCAGGCCAAGGCGCAGCAGCAGGGGAAGGCGGCGCCGGTGGCCGAGATCCACGGGCAGTACTTCCGCATCGCGCACGGGCCAGACGCCAACCGCGCGATCGCCTTCTACCCGCAGTCGATTGCGTCCGGCGTCCTGAAGGAGGCGCTGCTGCGGCTGTTTGCCGCCCCCGACCATCCGCACTACCTCGGCGACGCCTACTTTGGCCAGACCCCGCTGCGCGCCCCGATTCACGACTCGCTGTTCCTCGAGGTGCCCTTCCGCCAGGTCGATCGGGTGCTCGAGACGGTCGCCGCCGAGATGCAGGCGCCGATCCTGCAGCAGCCCAACCTGCCGGAGTGGGGGATGGGCGCGCATCTGCAAATCGGCGTCGCGGCCAAGGTCGGGGCCGACTGGCAGGCGATGGAGGATCGGCCGGTGCGGTTCGGGGCGAGCCCGCTCGCGCAGGCGATCGAGCGGCTCGGTACGCCGGCCGAGGCGAGTGATGAAGAGGAGTGGGAGGAGCTGGGGCGGGTCGTATGACGCCACCGACGCTGCCGAAGCTGGTCTACGTCGCTGGGCCGTATCGCGGTCCGGATGCGTGGGCGATTGAGCAGAACATCCGCCGTGCAGAGACGCTCGCCCTTGAGATCTGGCGACTTGGTGCTGCGGCGGTTTGCCCACACGCGAACACCCGTTACTTCCAAGGCGCGGCGCCGGACGACGTCTGGCTGCTCGGCGACCTGGCGATCCTCGCTCGCTGTGACGCGCTGATCCTGACGCGGTGCTGGCGGCAGTCGAGCGGCGCGCGAGCCGAGCGAGCGTTCGCACTGGAGCGTGGGATTCCGGTGTTTACGCGCCTGCCTGATCTGGCGCGGTGGCTGGTCGTCTAGCCTGATCTATATCGATCACTGTGGCCGGGGCGCGCCCACCGCCCCCGGCCCGCCGCCCCGCCCAGTCTGCGGCGGGATCGCGGCCTGCGCCCCGGCCCCCGCCGCTGCCGATCGCGGGGGGCGGGCGTCGAGCAGCCCCGCCGATCGCAGCAGATCGGCGATCGCCAGCCCCGTCGGATTCGGCCCCGTCATCAGCCGCACCAGCCGCTGCGTATTCGCCGGCGAGTAGGCGGCCCACTCGATCAGGTCCTTCTCGCGCGGCCCGCGGATCAGGCGCAGCCAGGAGAGGCCGCCCCAGATCTGCGTCGGCCCGAGGACGAAGGCGCGGATGCCGTGCGCCGCCAGCTCCTCGAGCGAGGGTTGCCGGCCGGCGATGGTGGACGTACCGAAACGCAGCTCGTCGGCGGTCGGCTTGCGCGCGCCGGTGATCGCCGCCCGAGCGCCGCGGACGTCACGGGCCGCCTGCCGCGTGGCCCCCCGTGCCGACTGCTGCGCCGCTTTGTAGGCGCTGGCGATCGTCTGCAGGTTCCGGAGCACCGTCTGCCCGGCCGAGTCGCCGTAGAAGATGTCGGCGAACTCGCGTTCGGCCGGGCCAGTGAGCTTGCCGAGCGCTGTGTCGAGGCCCTCGACGCCATCCTTCAGGAGCTGCTGATGGGTCCACGCCGACCGCACCAGATCCCAGGCACGCTGCCCTTGTGCGGGCTGCCCGCCCTCAGCCGACTGCTGGACGAGGAGATCGCGCAGCATCCGCACCGCCGTCGGCTTGTTCGGCTTGATCATCTTGATCAGTTCTTCGGGGGCCGTCTGTGCCACCTTACGCAGCCGCGCGGCGTACTCCTTCGTGTAGAGCGGGACGATGGCCTGGTAGGCGGCCGTCGCTCGGTTGTACGGCTCGTGGCCGGCCAGGGCGCCGCGCAGCCCGCCGGCGACCTTCTGCGTCATCGACTCGACCTGTCGCTTGGTGGCCTTGTCGTAGGTACCGCGCAGCGCGTCCTGCAGCTCGACCTTCCAGAGGTGCGCGTCGTGGAAGGGGACGATGTCGTCGGCGTTGAGGATCCGGCGGAGCACGCCCATCGCCGGGTGCTTCAGGAGTTCGCGCTGCGCCGCCTGCTGGGCCGCCTCGAGCTCAGCGGCGTTTCCGCCGGCAGCCCGCAAGATGGCGGCGGCTTCGGCGCTCCCGGACGCGGCCTGCTGCTCGAGGATCTGCCGGCTGCCGACGCCGATCCCCGGCGCCTCCTGGGCAGCCGCCTCAATCGGCTCCTCGACGATCCGCCGCGGGAAGGTCGTCTCCGGCTTGGCGATCCGGTCGACGATCTGCTGCGCCTCGGCCTTCAGCGGGCTGACGTCGACCGCGGGGCCCGCGCGCGCGGCCTCGTCGACTTGCCGACCGACGATCGTCCGGGCCTCCGCCGCCGGCCCCTGGAGGACGTCGACGGCCGCGCGCCCGGCGGCGGAGGCGGACGGGGGCTGGCCGACGCGCTGGCCGAGGTCGATGGCGGTCTGCTCGACGGTCTCTCGGCCGGAGATGCGGATATCGCTCAGTGTTTCGGTCGCCGCGTTGAGTACCGACCGCAGCCGGTCCATCGTGGCCTGCCGGGCCGAACGCAGCCCCTCGTGCGCCGCTCGGCCGACGGGGCTCGTCAGCAGCCGCCGACCGATCGCCTTGACCGGCCAGACGAGCCCCTGCCCGGCCACCTCGTAGAGGCCCTGCTGCGCGCCGGCGGTGACGATCGCGGTGCCGCTCGGCGGCTTGGTCCCAATCAGCTGCTCGCCGGTCTCCGCCAGCATGCCGCCGCCGGCGCCACCGGCCACGGCGCCGAGCAGAGAGAGGGTGCTGGGTCCGAGGATCGCGGTCGAGGGCGGGAAGGCGATCATCGCGCCCGCGCCGGCGGCTGCCCCGGCCGCGCCTGCCAAATTCCGCCGGCCTTCCGTCGTGCGCGGGTCGAGCGACTCGGCCACCGCCCCGGCGGCCCGGCGCAGGAAACCCGGCGCCTCCGCTGGCGGGGCGGGAGGCGGCGGGGCGGCACCGCCAGGTGGCTGGGGCCGGATGATGAGCGGCGGCTCGCCAGGCAGCGTCTCGAAGCTCCCCAGGGCGGCTGTTGGCGGCCCGAGATACTTCTCCAGCTTAGCCAGCACGCTCGGCACGTAGGTCGTGTTCTCGACGACCCCGCCGTACTCGGCGAGCACCTTCGCCGGATCCCCCTGGTGCCGATCGAGGAGTTCGCGCAGATAGCGGACGCCGCCCTGGATGTTCTGGACGGGATCGCGCGGATCGATGCCGCGCGCCTTCGCGGTCGAGGGGAGGAACTGGAAGACGCCGACGGCGCCGCCCGACTCGCCCTCGACAACCTTCGGGTTGATTGCGCCCGGGTTGAAGCCCGACTCCTGCTCAGCCACGGCGAGGGCCAGCTCAGGCGGAATGCCCGCCTTCTCGGCCTCCTCACGAATGAGATCCTGAACCCTGATCTGCTGCGGCATGGGCAGGCTACCGCTCGATGATCCAGTTGCCGCTCGCGTCCTGGAAGAAGCGGGGCGCCGTCCCGGGTGCGGCGGGCGTCGTCGTGCTGGTCGTGTCGGGTGTGTCGGTGATCCCTGCCAGCGGATTCGGCCCGAAGATCTGCTCGGGCGGGATGGCGTAGAGCGGATTGGTCGCGGTCGTGAGCAGCCGCTGGCGGACGTTCTCCAGGCCCGACTGCATGTTCTCGTCGGTGTAGAAGGTCTCCGCCGTCTTGGCGATCTCCGCGAGGACCTCCTGAGGCACGCCGACGCCGCCGCTCACCCACTGGCCGGTGTCCGCGTCGACGAGGCCGATGTACTGCGCGTACTTGCCCCGCAGCCAGTTGACGAGGGAGAGCCCCTGGGTCGACCGGGCGTACTCGGACTCGCGCACGACCGACGTCGGATCCAGCATCTTCTGGAAGGTGACGAGGACGGCCTGGCTGGCGCCGATTGGATCGGCCGTATAGCGCGCGAGGCCGTTCTGCATCAGGCCGTACTGTCGGCGCAGCTCCTGCGGCTGCGCGGTGGCCTTCGTCCAGATGGCGGCGAGATCCTGGGTCGCCTGGAAGCGCTGCTGCGTGTTGAGCGGCACCTGCGCCAGGGCGTCCCCGCGCGACGAGACAATCGCGGCGGCGCGTCCGACTTCCAGTTCCTGCGCCCGCGCATTCACGCGCTGCATCGCCTCCGGCCCCTCCGCGCGCGCCGCAGCCGCCGAGGCATACCCGAGCTCGCCCGCGGCGCGCTCCGCCCACGTCCCGAGCGAGGTCGACCCGGTCGTCGTCGAGCGCCGGAAGCCACGCGCGCGCTCGCCCGTCTGGCTGTCGAAGTGCTGCCCCGACTGCGGATCGAAGACGACCGATCCCGACTGCCAGGTGCCGTCGGGCTGGAGGATCTCGCCGAAGATCGATCGATCGGCGGCGCCCCCGCGCGCGAGCCGTTGGTACTTCTCCAGAATCGCTGCCCGCGCTTCCTCCGGGGAGGCGCCCGCCGCGACGAGGCCGGCGACTTCGCCCTCCACGTCGCCCTGGGCCTGCGCGCGGCGCTGGCCGAACATCGCCTGCTCCGGCGACTGGAAGATCTCCCGCGGGCGCTGCACGCGCCGGGACGGCGGGGCGGCCGTCCTGGTCTGCGTCGTCGAGGGAGGGAGCGCCGTGTAGGGCGGCGGGGGCGTGCCGCCCGTAGGAGGCGCCTGGGCCGCCGCCGCCGCCGGCTGGGCTCCCACGCTCCTCGACCCAGCCGGAGACGCGCTCGCGGTCACGGGCGGCACCGTCGACGCCAGCGGTGGCGCACCCGGCTCGGTCGGGCTCATCGTCGGCTGCGCGGCGGCGCCCACGGCTGGCGGCGGCGTGCCGATCTGCGCGCGCGGCACGGACACCGGCCCGATTGGCAGGCCCGGCCCCGCCGACTCCCCGACGTCGACCATCGGCGAGAGCGCACGGATCTGCTCCAGGAAGGGGCTCGACTCGGTCTCGTACTCGCCCAGGATGCCGCGCAGCCCGCCACGCCGCTTCGGGCCCGCGACCGAGGCGAGGAGCCCGGCGGTGGCGCGCTGGCGCGTATCGGGATCGGGCGAGCTGAGGAGGGCTTCCAGGATCTTCGCCTCGCGATCCTGGCGCCCCTCGGTCAGGCGCAGCTGCTCCGCCTCATACTCGCGCTTGCGCCCGAGGAAGCCGCCGAGGAGTCCTTCGATGTAGCCGATGGCGTCACCCTCCGATCTACGCTGGCCCGCCCCAGCTCGGCGCCGGGCGCGCCTGGCCGCCGCCTCCGCCGCCGCGACCGCCCGTGACCAGCTTGAGGAGGTCGAAGATCACCCCACCGAAGCCGTCCCCGAACTCCTTGCCTTCGCCCCGCGCGTACTGCCGATTGTGCGCGCCCTGCCCGAGCAGATTGGCGAAGATACCGCCGCCAGCGGCCGTCGCCCCCACGCCCTGGCCGGCGATCCCGGCGCCCTGTCCGATCTGCGTCTGCCCAATCCCGGTCAGCGCCTGCGCCGCGCCGGGCTGCACGCCGGTGATCAGGCTCGACATTTGGCCGGCGCGCTGGCGCGAGAGCTCCGAGGTCGCCACATCGCGCGCCGCTCCCCGGACGCCGCTGCGCTCGAGCCCGCGCTCGGCGCCGCGGTAGATGTCGCTGATGGCCCCGCGTGGCGCCGACACGGCCTGGCTGGCGAGCGCCCGGTTGCCCCCGAGGAGCTTCTGGTAGTAGCTGGTCGGCTGCGCGAGCGTCTGGGCGCCCTGGCCGACCATCCCGGTGCCGGTCCCGAAGAGGCCGGCGCCTTGCGTCAGCAGGTTGCCGCCAGCCTGTTGGCCGCCGGCGAGCGCCTGCGCTTCTTCCGGCGACCGCTGCTGCGCGGCGGCGGTGGCCTTCTTCCCGCCGAAGATCCCGCCGATTGCGCCGGCAATGGCCGGAATGAAGGGAACCACCGCGCCCATCGATCAGCTCCTCGTGAAGAAGTAGAGGGCCCCGGGTGCCCGCGTGAAGCCGAAGCGCTCGAGCATCGCTTCCAGGTCCGGCCGGCCCGTCGGAACGGTCGTGTGCACCTGCTGAATGTCGTGATCGACCATCACCTGCACCCCGCCGGTGATCAGCTCGCGGAAGACGGCCGGGTTGCCCTGATCCGGCCCCGCGACCCAGAACATGTCCCAGTGGACGGCGTCAAACAGGCTGCACATCGCCACGACCTGGCCGTCCCGCTCCACGACGACTATCCGCCAGTACGCGGGGTTGGGCAAGCCCCCGGAGGCAAAGGGTTCCAGGTGGGCCACGCGGCCCCATTCCTCAGGGGGGAGGATGCGGCAGGTCAGGGAATGACCGGAGGTACGACTGGGGAGGGGCACAGGGTCCATGGTGACCGCTAGTCGGGGATCCCGGCATCGTCGACCAGATTGGCCGGCGCGGTTTCGAGCATCTGCGTCCTGAGCGCCTGCTCGAAATTGTCGAAGTCGAAGAAGACGTCATAGGCGCGCAGCGTGCTCTCGACCACGACGGTGAGCTTGTCCTTGCTGATCGCGCCCGAGGGGTTCTGCTGCCGCCCGGCGGTGAAGCCGGCCAGCCGCAGGTGCCAGATCATCCGGCGCAGGAGCTCCACCGCGTTGGCCTCGCGCTCGTCGAGGGTCGCTGTCGGGTTCTTCAGCGCGGAGAATTCGTTGCCAGTCCCGCAGACGATCTGGCCGGCGCGCACCGCCGTGAGCAGGCCGCCGGTGTCGTGGCCCGTCGCGCCGGCCGCCGCGCAGCCCTCCTGCCCCGATCCGCTGTCGCCCCCGTCGGGCGGGGTGGGCGTCGGCCCGGTACCCTCGCCGACGATGGTGGTGCCGCCCTCGGTCGGCGCCTGTGAGGCGACCAGCGCCTGCTTGGCCGTGCGGTCGACGCCGGCGATATTGGCCTCGAGCGTCTGGTTGGTGGCGCGCAGCTCGTCGATCGTCGTCTGCGCCGTCTGGAGCTGCTCGGTCACGTCCCAGACCCGATCCCAGAGCAGGCGCGTCGACTGCAGCGCCGGCCAGTCCTTGATCTCGTCGACGTGCGGGTAGACGCGCCGGGGCTTGGGCGACGGCGGCTTGACAAACGGCGCCCCCGGGGAGGCCGTGGCCGGTGTGGTGCCCCCCGGGGGCGGAGGCGGCCCTGGGCCGGCCCCGAGCAGGACGCGATAGGGCCCCAGGTCGACGGCGAGCTGCGCGCCGATCGGCGTGCGGGCCGCGACGGCGATCTGCACATCGGTCGTCCCATCCGGATAGCTCGCGAGTGGCACCAGCGCGAGCTGCACCTCGAAGGCTTCCTCCGGGATCGGGGTCAGCGCCAGCGCACGATCGGTGAAGACGACCGCCGCCCCATTCTGGTTCTGCCACTGCCCGGCGACCACCGGGGTGCGCTCCATCCACCGGGCCAACTGCCACGGGCCGACGGCGCGGCTGAACTGATCGTCGGTGCGGATCGGCACGCCGCCGATCATGTCGATGAAGCCCTGCGAGGTCAGCGCCATCCCGAGGGTGACGAAGCCGCCGACCGGGCCGAGATCGTAGGTCGTGCCGGTGCGCTGGATCGCGAGGAGGAACTGCCCGCCGAAATGCTCCATCGCGATCGGCGCGCCCCAGGTCACGCCCAGATCGGTCACCGTCGAGGCGGTGAAGTGATAGGCGTGCCCGGTCGTATTCCCCATCGCCACCGCCTCGACGACGGTCGCCGACGCCGCGCAGCGCACCCACTGGAGGCTGCCTTCACCGGCGGCCGCGGGCGAGGTCCAGATCACCGTGCCGTCGAGCTGGGCGATCTCGACCGTCTCGCCCACGTCGTAGGCGAGGACCGGCGCCCCTTGGAAGACGGCGACGCCGGCGTAGACGCTGCCGGCCTTGATCAGCCGCGAGACGCTCACGTGGCCGCCTGCCCCCCGGGCTGCTGTGCGGCGGCGACGGCACTGGTCATCGGCCGCGTCGGATCGAGATCGTCACTGCCGAAGGGCCGTACGAGCTGCGGCGTGGGGGTGCCCCAGGGCTGGATCACGACAGTTGTCTCCTCGCGGTAGAGCCAGAACGGCTCGTCGCTCGTCAGGAGGTACTTCACCAGCACGCCCTTGCCGGCCTGGAAGCTCTGGAAGTGGCTGACCTTCTCGCCGCCGGTGGCGGGGATCGTATAGGCCGTCGTCGTCCGCTTCGCCACCGATCCGGGCCGCGGCTGATTGTGCTGCACGATCAGGGTGAGCGTCACCGGCTGGGCCGACTTGAGCACCAGGTGCGCGTAGAGCGGCACGAACCAGCCGGGCAGCCCGTGGTTCTGCTCCTGCGTCTCCCAGCGGTCGAGCTGGAACGGCTCCTCGTCGAAGATCGGCTGGGCGCTGTAGAGCCGCCCCGGCTGGCCATCGACCGGGAACATCCGCCAGACGCGCCCGAGCACCTGCGCGGCCAGCGCCCGCTGGACGACCCGCCGGCCGCTGGCGTTGACCGTCAGCGTCTCGGCCGTCGTCCCGTCGACTTCGATTTGCACCTGCTTGTTCTGCCCGAAGGTGTCGCACTCGAAGATGACGGCCTTCAGCCACTTGTCGGCGCGCGTGCCGAAGATCGAGAAGTTCTGGTTCCAGTTGGCCTGCTCAGACGGCTCGGCCTCGAGGTGCCAGCGGTGCGAGTAGAGCAGCCCCGGGTGATCGTCGATCGCCAGGAAGCGGAAGACGTGCCCGCGCCCCCAGGGGAGGGTCAGGTGCACGACGCGCCGCCCGGCGGCGACCACCGGCCAGTAGGGGAGGCCCGCGAGGGTGTTGTCGAGCCGCACGCCATCGACGTACACCTCGATCCGCTTCTCCTGCCCGCCGGTGTCGCAGTAGAGATCGAGCCCGGTGTAGTACTGATCCCAGGCGTTCTCGAAGTGGATGTCCCACTTCGCGATCCGGGGCGGCTCGGCCTGCCAGATCCAGTCGGCGCGGTAGAGGAGCCAGAACTCGCAGATCTCCGAGTCGGGGCGCACGCGCACCATCCGCGCGGGGACCGACGGCCACGAGAAGCTGACTTTGTGCCGGCCGTCCGCCTCGACCGTCAGCGTGTCGACGATCGTCCGCTGGCCCTCGTAGTCGCGCTCGATGATGACCGACTTGGCGACCCCGCCGGTGTCGCAGTCGAAGGTGACGCCGCTCAGCCAGACTTCATCGGAGGCGCCGAGGTCGTCCCAGTTGGTGACCCGCCGGTTGGTGATGTCCGGCTGGAGCGTGACCGCCACGCCGGTCTGATAGAGCACGGGCTTGCCCGAGGCGGTCGCACCCCGCAGCTCCAGGCTCAGCGAATGCGCCTTCTGCGGCCCCTCACCGAAGGCGTCGAGGATGTAGCGCTGCCGGCCGGTCTCCTCGCTGATCGTCTGCGTCAGGTTGGTGACCGTCTCCTCGTTCAGGAAGTACTGCGTGGTGATCGTCTCGCCGGCGCGATCGAGATCGACGAAGGCGTCCCCGAAGAGCTTTTCGACGCGCGTGCCGCCGGAGACGGCGCCGGTGCGAATCGTCCAGGCAATCGCGAGCCCGTCGTCGCTGTCCCCCTCGAAGGTGTAGGTCGCGCCCTGGTTCAGCCCGCCGATGAGCAGCAGGTCCTCGTCCTCGCCCTGCAGCAGCGTCTGCGCCCGCCCGAAGGTGTAATGCCGCCAGAAGCGCTGGAGCAGCGAGTAGACGAGGACCTGCCGATCGCCGGCGGTGTCCTGGTAGGAGAAGTACAGCTTGTTCTCCCAGACGGTGAGGCGCAGGGCGAGGGTCGCCGCCTTGTCGATCGGGAGGAGGCCGTACTTCGCCACCCCGTCGAAGAGCGGCTGAATCTCCCGCGAGATCCACTCTTCCGGGCCGCCCGTCGTCACGAAGATCCCGTCCTCGGCGACGAAGTAGAGCCCGCCGGGGCCGACGACCATCGCCCAGCGCCCGAGCAGGCCGCGCTTGCAGAGCGTGGGCGCTGAGGTGACCGTCCCGGCGATGCCGGTGAGGTTCGGGTAGAGCGCATAGAGGCGCTGGCGGCTGAAGACGAAGGCTTGCTGGCCGAGGAGGCCGCCGTGCATCAGCACCTCGGAGGGCGGGCAGACCTCCGTGTTGCCCGACGCGCTCCAATGGTCGGGCGCATCCGGCAGGCAGTAGTAGACGTGGCCGGGCCGGTACGGATCGCCGCAGCCGAAGAGCATCCCCTCGAGCGGCCCCCAGAGCACGGGGAGGGGCTGGGCCAGGACCGTGGTCCCGGCGTCGTCGACGGTGGGCACCGGCTCGAAGTGATCGATCGGGAGCGTGCCGGCGGCCGAGATCCCGTCGTCGGACTCGGTGGCCGTGAAGGCGCCCCCATCGGCGGCATTCTCCCCCTCGAAGTACCAGTCGTCGACCAGGCTCCCGCCCCGGCGATAGAACCGCTGCCGCACGGCGGCGTCGCCGAAGGGCTCCGGAAGGACGGTCACCTGCCGGCGGAGGCTGTCGAGCCACGCGCTCTCGCTCATCTCCGGCGAGCCGTTGCCCTCGGCGCCGGTGCGGGGGTCGTAGTGGGTGTAGCGCCAGTCGTACTGCTGCGCGCCCGGCTCGACCGTATCCAGACCGAAGCCGCCCGTCAGGTAGAGCGACCCGACCGAGATGGCGTTGATCTGGTCCTCCGCCGTGAAGCTGGTGCGGACGTAGAGGACGATCCCGGTGATCGTCGCCCAGTCGCGGCCGGCGGTGTTGCCGACCCGTTGGAAGTCGCCGCGCCGCAGACTCAGCCCGATCGACCCCAGCTCGAACCACTGGTGGGCGCCCGTGCCGATTTGCAGGGACCGTGCACGCTGCGGATCGGCGACGGCCCGATCGATCTCCCACGACAGCCGATCGTCGGCGATCCGGCGATCGATCAGGTCGCGGTCGCGCACCCCGTGGATGCGCGCGGTTTCTGCGGCCTCGATCTGGGTCTGCGTCGTCTGGATGAACTGCACGAAGTCGGACTGCCGGAGCCCCTTGACGTAGGCGTCGGTGTTCTCGGTGACCGCCGTCCCCGGAAGGATCGCCGGATCGAACGTCGCCGAGCAGACCAGATAGAGGCGCACTTCCCGGATGCGTGCGGGATCGGCCGTCTTGATCCAGAAGTGGAGGATGTCGTCATCGGCGGCCGGACGGGTCCCGCCGCCGCCGCCCACCGGCGAGAGCTGCGACAGATCGCGCGTAAGAGGACAGCCCCACCAGGCGTAGTACGACCCGACGCTGGCGTTGCCGATCTGCGTCGTGAAGCCGACGGCCGGATCCCCGGCGGGCGTCGTCGAATCGTCGGCCGTCGTCGGCACGCCGCTCGGGTTCCCCTCCTCGTCCGCGCCCGCCGCGCCAGTCCAGTTGGCGGCGGCGGTGGCGTCACTCGCGTCGAAGTTGGCAATCGCCGTGCGGTACTCCGTGCCGAGGCTCGCGCCCGCGGCCTCCGTGGGCGCCGGCAGGCCGATGGGCAGATCGAGGCCGTCGGCGCGGACCTTCCGCATCCGGCTGCGATCGGCCACGAACATCCACGGGGCGCCAGAGAGCGGCGGGCGATGGGGCAAGAGCGTCAGCGGATCGCCGGAATAGCCGCTGTCGATCTCGGTGAGCGCGCCGCTCGCGCCGCGATACAGGCTGGTGTCGATGCCCCAGATCCGCGTCTCGGTGCCCGCCTGCTCGTCGCGCAGCTTGCGCACCGAATGGTGGACGGTGCCCCCGGTCGCCACGCTCGTCTGGCCCGGGCGCACGGCCGCCTCGCCCGTGTTCTCGTGATCGAGGTTGGTGTGCCGCGCCCAGCCGTCGAGCGCGTCGAGCGCGTCGCGCAGGTTCAGCCCCTTCGCGCCGAACCGCACGATCTGATTTTCAAACGGCGCCTCGAAGGCCGATCCCGTCACCGGGTTGGCGCGGCGCGACTGCTGCTCAGGCACGGGCGGCCTCCCGGATCGTGTCCGACGCCTCGAAGTACTCGCGGGCGTCGTAGCTGTGATGGACGATGCGGCTGCCGTCGGGGCCGTCCTCGAGGATCGCCGGCCGGCAGAGGCACTGGCGCAGCGGCAGGTGCGCGTAGCTGTCGGCGATCGGCAGGATGTGCACGTCGTCGCCGACAGACCGCCGCTCCCAGGCCGGCGTCATGCCCAGCCTCCGAGGATCGTCTTGGTGAGCAGGACGGTCAGCTGGTACCGGCGCGCGCAGTAGGCGGCACGCTCGGGGTCGAGCAGCCGCCCGACCTTCCGCAGGAGCGGCTCGAGCGTGCCGTACTTCACGCCGGAGAGGAACTCCTCCGGGATCGCGAGCGTCGCGCCCGCCCCGTGGACGTCGGCCGACCGCGCGACGTAGATCAGCTCGAGCGTGCCGTCCGCGTCCGGCCGCGGGATCAGCTGCAGCGTCAGCGTCTCGGCCTCGAAGTCGCTGTAGGCGAGCGGCGTCCCCGCCGTCGTCTCCCAGCTCGGCAGGGCGTGGTCGCCCTCGAAGCGATCGGCGGGCCCCAGCGGCGTGCGCACGCCCCCGGCGCTGCGCCAGACGCCCGTGGCGGTCGCCAGATGGTCGGCGGGCAGCGTCACCACACCGGCGTCGGCGGCGAGACTGGCCAGCTCCGTGCGCGTGACGATCGCGTGCGTGTCGCGCAGCCACCCCCAGATCACCCGGTTGACGTGGCCGAGGACCTCGGCGCGCGTCCAGACTTCGGAGGGCCAGGACTGCCCGCCGTCGGGGGGCTCGAACAGCGCATACTGCAGCTCGGAGAGCAGGGCTTGATCGATCATGAGGTCTGGGCCTCTCCCAGTCCATCGATCTGCGTCGGGACGTCCTTGGTCGGCTGCATGTCGCGGCGTCGATCGAGCCCGGCGAAGCGCCGATAGGCTTGGCTGACCTTCAGTAGGCTGTTCTCCTGGGCCGCCAGCCGCAGGAACGTCTGGAAGGCCGGGAGCGTCGCCCGCCAGCGCGGCCCGCCTTCCTTGAAGGCCGCGACGTGCAGCGCGTAGTCGAGCAGCGGATCATGGATCTCCTCGCCGAGATCGACCGTGTCAGCGGCCTCGACGAGGACCGGGGTCGCGGCGATCCCCTGCACGATCAGGTTATTCGATCCGCCCCCCGCCGTCGCCGGCCAGATCGCGATGCGCTGCAGCGAGATCGGCGCCCAGAGGGTCGGCGTCGTCGGCACGGCCCCACCCGAGGCCGTCGTCTCGCTGCGCCAGGTCGGGCGACCGAGATCGAGCTCCAGCACGGAGGTCGGGAAGAGCGGGGCGCCGGTCACGAGCTTCACGCGCGTCCCGTAGATCAAGCTGGCCGCGAGCGCGTACTCGACGGTCCCGGCGCCGGTCGAGATCGTCTGGTCCGCCCGCCACCGGCCGACGAGCAGGTTCCAGTCACGCAGCGCCTCGTTGATCGCCAGCCGCGCTTCCTCCGCCGTCCAGAAGACGGCCCCGTCCCAGCGATCCTGCATCAGGATCGTCATGTCGGCGAGCGTGACGGTCGTGTAGGCCATCAGGATCCCTCACCGATCACCGGCACAGGGCAGCTGGGCCCGCCGGCCGGATCGTCGCCGGGGGCCGGGCAGGGCTGAGGGAGCGGCGGCACGAAGACGAAGCAGCCGAACGGGTAGGCGATCTCGACGGCGATCTGCGACACGCGCGTCCACCGGATCGCGACGGCGTACTGAAACGCCGCCTCGACGGGCAGCTGCGAGGTGCGCGTGAGGACCGAGGCGTACTGCGTCGCATGCTCGACCGGGATCTGGCTGACCCGGACCGGCTGGCCGCTGGCGTCGATGATCGGCGCAAACGCCTGCACCGGTGCATAGATCGTCTGGCGGTGCGGGACGCGATCCGGGTAGGTCGGCAGCCACGTGGCGATTGGCGGCGCCGGCAGCGTCTCGTGCGCGGGCGGGGCGGCGCGCGATTGATACTGGAAGATCACGCATCGGCCCTCAGAGCGCGAGGCGCACGCCGAACTCCGCGTTGTTGACGTCTGGAATCGTCCACGCCAGCCCGGTGCCCGGGTTGGTCTCGAAGAGTTCCAGCAGGTAGAGGTAGCTGGCGAAGCTCGGCGGCTGGCTCGCGCCCGAGTAGGTCGTGCCGGCGTGGCGAATCAGCGGCGCAACCTCGCGGAAGCCCGAGTCGGTTTTCCGCGCGTAGAGGCCGATCTGCACGCCGAAGATCGTCCCCGAGGGGAGCCCCGTGTTCTCGTAGAGTTCGGTGTCGTGCTCGCCCGCCGTCGCCGTATGGATGTAGGAGGTATCGCCGTCGGGGCTGTCGCCGTCATCGACCGCCTCCCAGTGCGAGGGCTTGCCCACCAGCGCCCAGTCCTGATGAAAGCCGGCGGCGGTCGGCCGGAGGTACTCCACCCGCGTGTCGCCGAGAAAGGCGTTGTTGGGCGCGCCACCCGCGTCGTCGAGCACGTAGAGATCGTCGACGAGGTAGTTGATGTTGGCCGAGCAGAGCAGGATGATGCCGCTGGGCGTCGTCGACGTCCCCGCCGCATTCGCTACCGTGTCGATGCCCGTGAGGGTGACGATCTCCACGCCATTCACCCGGAACTGGATCTCGCCGACCGTGTTGCTGAGCACCCAGCGCAGCTCGAGGTAGTACCAGTTGCCGACCCGAACGGTGTCCGGGGCCGTCGTCGCGAGCGTGACCGGGGTGAGATCCTGCCGCTGGATGCGGATGGCGCCATCGAGCAGCCGCGCCAGCGACAGCGTCACGAAGCCGGCCCCCGCCGTGAGCACCTGGAAGAACGTCCCGGCGGAGGTGGTCTGCTCGGTGACCTGGAACGCGAACCCGGCGATGCCCATCGATCCCGCAAATGGGAGGCCCTTGACCAGCGAGATGCCCGCGCCGCCGCCGACGCGCAGGGCGTTGGTGTCGCAGCGCCCCACGTCCTCGACAATCGTGTGCGCGCCCGGGGTGCTCAGCGTCGACCACTTCGAGGTGATCTGCGCTGTCTGGTAGTGATCGAAGCTGTCGATGAACCTCAGCGCCATGGCTCAGCTCACCCGATGGAGGTTGCGCACCAGGAGCACGACCTCGTGCTTGCCCGCGCCGCTCGGCCATGTCCACTCGAAGAGCGCGAGGTGGCGCTCGAACGGGATGTCTTCGACCAGCGTCGTGTCCGCGACCTGCACCGTCCAGGTGAGCAGGCCCGCCGCGCTCACCGTGACGTTGTTCATGTTCAGGACGTTCTGGGCGTTCCGGCTGTTGACGATGCCGTCGGTGCCGTCCTGCTTGATCACGTAGAGGGTGAGGGCGAGGGTCGAGAGGGTCGCGCCCGGCAAGGGCGTCACCCCGTCGTTGCCGACGATCGTGGCGGTGTAGCGCCCGGTCTCCTGCTCGTCGATGGGGAAGGTCTGCGGATCAGGCATCAGCAGAGATCCTCATCGATGAGGGCGGGGCTGCCAAGCCCCTCGTTGAGCAGGCGCGGGTGGGTGAGCGTGGCGGCGGTGAGCGTGGGCGAGGTGAGCGTGTCGGCGGCGAGATCGGTGCAGACGACCGCGGCGGCGGGAATCGACGGATCGACTGTCCAGAGCAGGCCCCCGGTCCAGACGGGCGGCGGGCGGTGCGGCACGCGGTCGGGGAAGCGCGCCTGCCAGCCCAGCCGCTGCGCGGTCACGACGAACTGGCCGAGCGGTGCGGCAGACGACGTCGGGTGCGCGCCCAGCGGCGTCCGGCGGGTCGGCACCTGCGGAGGCGCCCAGCCCTGCCAGACGAGCGGATGCACGCCGCCCACGGCCCACGCGCCGGCCGAGGCGCCGGTCTGCTCGCGCGTCGTCGTCAGGTGCGGCACGCGATCGGGGAACGTCGGGAAGTAGGTCAGCGACGCGAGATCGTCCGGCACCGGGAAGATGGCTGGGGTGTGCGGTGGCTGGCTGGCGAGGACGGGCGCGGGCGTCCGGCGCGGAGGCGGCGGGCGATCCGGGTAGGACGGGAGCCAGTCGTCGGGGGGGAAGCTCATAGCTCACCGTAGGGGACGACGATCCGACGGCGGTGTGGGAGATCACTCCACGCCGCGAAGAAGTCAGGCACGTCGAGGTCAACGAACTCATCCGCCCCGATGTCCCAGGCATCCCCCTCCGCATCACGATCGCGGCCGTCGATGTCGATGTTCACGCCCGCTGGCGAGGTGCCGAGATCTGTTCCCGCGTCGATGCAGACGGAGCCGGCCTTGAGGTGCAAGTCCTCGCTGCCCACGACGGTGGAGACGTACTGATCGGCCGTGACGATCTCGGTCAGGCTGCCCGTGCCGCTGGCGGTGGTGTCGGAGGAGGCGTTGTGAGACCGTTGATTATTTGCCGCAGTATTGAAATCAACGAGCGACCCCGACGACGTTCCGCCAGTTGCCGTCGCTGCGACGTTTTTCGTGACCGACGTGAAACCATTGTCTGTGCGGACTGCGACCGCTTCCCCTGAGCCGTTGTCGCTTGTCACGCCGTGAACAGTGACGTTCAGCAACTTGGCGGTCCCTGCATTATCAGAACTAATGCCGTACGCTGCACCAGTGCCTGTGTGGCTGTTGACGAGGCCGTAGCAGATGCAATTGAGAATGTCGCACGGCTTGTCTTGGCGAAACCCGACGATGAATGTTTTGTTGGCGGCAATCCCGTGGACTAGCAATCGGCGCAGCGTATGTGTGCCGGTACCCGATCCGAACACGATTTGCGTCGTATCTTTGTCGCCTGCGTCGAGTTCGAGGCCGTCCACGGTTGCTGGCACTTGCACCGCGAGAACGGTCGTCGTCGCCGCGCTCCGGACGATCCGCGCCCCTGTTCCCGCCGTGCCGTCGTGCCGCTCGCCCTCGGCCACCGTAAGCGTCACCGATGCCAGCCCGACCGTGCCGCCGCCGTTGATCGTCACCGACTCGTCGAACACTGAGTCGTCGTAGCACTCGCCTACCGCGTCGTCTCCAGACGAGTAGACGGCACCGTTGTCAAGATCGGCTTCATGGGCGGTGATGGTGGAGTAGTCCCTGGTTGCCGTGCCGATCGATTTAGTGATCGTCGGCACTAGCGCACCAGATCCTTCGTGACAACACGATCCTTCGTCACGACTACATCAGCTAGAAGATGCTCCATCCGCGCTCGATCATCGAAGTCCTGCTGAGAGTCGCGCACACGCGACATGTCGGTAGCGGACAGGCCCAGCAACGAGAGATCGACGCGCCGCTGGCGTCGTTGCACCGTGACGATGTTCTCGGGATCACTGGTGTCGAGTTCGGGCGCGATCAACGTCTCGGCCGTCGCGTCATCAAACTCAACTACCTGGATCGGCAGATGCGAGCGAATGTCGAGCCGCCCCATCGGCCACTGTTGGAACTCGGCCTCCGTTTCCAGGCGTGCTGTCTTGGCTTCAATGGCCTGCCAGACGAGGGAGAGCTTCGCATCGCTGCGATCCGTCTTTCCGCCGTACCACTGCTCGCTGCCAGGCGTGCCGAAGAGGCCATGCCGAGAATGACGCTTCCTTCGGCGCACGAACAGATCCACGTCCATCTGCTGGCGCTGACCGTCCACCTCGACAGGCACCGCGCCGGACCGCACCCGCGCACCCGTGGCAATCTCGACCCGCTCGATCTCTGTTCGGCTCACGCGCTCGAAGCGATACTGGCAGCACGCCTCACGGAGATCCCGCGCCAGCGCGTCCACTGGCCGGAGCCCATCGCGCGTGAACCCGGCCAAGCCCAGGTGGCACAGATGCTCGGCATGCACGCAGCGAATCCGGCGGCGGTTGAACGCGCCCAGGATGTCCCCATCGGCGTAGCCGTTCGAGGCCCCGACTTTCAGCAGGAGATCAGCCATTTACGCCGCCCCCGGGCTCCCGCCGCTCGGCCGCCTCAATCCGCCGCTCCCACGGCGTGCACCGCCCCTGATCGTGACAGGCGAGACAGACCGGCCGCATGCACACACGGCAGAAGGCGCCGGCTTCCTCGCGCCACCGCCAGCTCGCCCGGTCGAAGATCAGGTAGACGGTCGCGGCGCTACCTGGCTTGGTGAAGATCACCTGCTGGCAGTGGCCGCAGGACGCGGTGTCACGCTCAACGGTCGGGCGGTCGGGATCGACGATGGTCGCGTAGCCGGACGGGTTACGCACCGGCGGTCTCCGCGCCGCCGAGGGGCAGCAGGAGCGCGGTCGCCGCCCCGCCGTCGCCGCGCGTCACACGAATCGCGTGGACGATGGCGGCCTGGCCGTCGGGCGCGTGGACCTCCAGCATGGCGGTCTCGCGGCGGGACAGCGGCGAGTCGTACTGATAGACGACCGGCCGCTCGAAGCTGACCCGGTAGCGCGGCATCGCGCCTCACCGCTCGGTGATGTGAACCTGCGAGGTGACGACCACCGCCGAGCTCGTCAGGGTCTGGATGCCGAGCCCGTTCGACGCGGTCGCCGGCGAGACGAGCCGCCCGCCTTCGGTCGCGATCCAGCGGAAGGTCGCGCGCTGGTTGAGCGGGATCTGGAGCAGGATCGCCGCCGCCGTGTAGGTCGGCTCGACGGTGTGATTCTCGCCCGCGTCGGCCTCGGTCGCCGCGTCGGCCGGATCGAGCGGCTGCGGGACGACGGCGGTCGAGGTGCCGGCGGCCGTGCAGCGCTGGATCGTGTAGAGGAACGGGTTGTCGGCCGCCGCCGCCTCGGAGCCGAGGATCAGATCGTACCACTCGATGCGGCGCGGGCGCGTGGCGTCGGCGGTGATCGAGCCGACCGACAGGGTGGCCGAGGCGGTGCGTCGCAGGTCAACGGCGAAATTTGCCACAGGAGGTCTCCTCAGTAAGGAATCGCGAGCACATGCAGGGTCGCCCCGGCGCCCGCGACGTAGAGATCCGACAGCTTGAGCGGCCCGGTCTCGAACGGCCCGAGGACGACCGGCGTGAGCGCGGTCGAGTCGACCAGCGCCCCGTAGTCGGTGCTGTCCACCTCCGCGTCGTCGCCCACGAAGGCGTCCGCGCCGGTGGCCGAGAGCAGAAGCTGGCGGTACGGGAGATCGTTGGCGGCGTTGACGACGCCCACGCCGTCGCCGTAGACGTCGGAGAGCCGCTGGGCGGCGGCCGCGAGCGTGAGCTGGAAGTGTCTGGCCGCCATGCCCTACCGCTTGTCGATCGTCCCAGGGTTGCGATCCTCGAGCGACGGCGGATCCGGCGGCGTCTCGCTCGGCTGGAACCGGTTGGGCTGCGCCGGCAGGCCCGAGACCGAGTTGGGCGTCTCCTGGCCGTCGAGCGACGGATCGATCGGCTTGTCGAACGGCGTCTGCAGCGCCGAGGATCCGCTCGTGTCGGTGAGCGGATCGGTGCCGCGGCTGGTCGCGAGATCGCCCCCGAGATCGGTCGTGTTCGGGTAGACGGGCTGGGTGAACGGCGTCTTCAAGGACATGCGGCCTCCTTCAATAGAGATCGGCGACGGACGCATCCGACGCCCGGAGTGACTGATCGTTGTAGGCGAGATCGGCCAGCGGCCACCGCTCCCAGTGGACCGTCGCCAGATCGTCGGGCGCCTGGTCGTCGTCGCGCAGCGCGAGGCGCTGGACCCCCTCGTAGAACTCGATCTTCTTCGCGCGGGCGAGCGCCAGGTCGAAGTACGGATTCTGCCGATCGCCGGTCCCCGGCCACTGGGCCGCCTGCCAGAGCGCGCCGGTGACCAGCACGTCGGCGGCCTCGCTGAGCACCCCGGTGAAGGTCGTCGTGTCGTCGAGCGAGCTCCCCAGCTTGTTGTAGTGCGCCGGGTAGCTGCGCGCTGCGGTCGGGCGCGGCCAGTACTCGTACTGCGGCCGACCGAGCGTCGACGTGGCGCGCGAGGGAAAGATCGCCGAGAGCAGGCGCGGGCCGCTATCGGACGCCTGGCGCGTCGGATCGAAGACGTTGAGCTGATCTTCGGTGATCCACCAGGCGAGCCGGCGCTGATTGTACGGGTCGGCGATGATCCGGAAGCTCTCGAAGTCGGCGGGCAGCACCGCGTAGCCGTCGAAGATGGTGGCGGCAGCCGTCGCGTCGTCCTCGCCGTATGCGCGATCGAGCACGATCGTGTTCGCATCGGTGAACGTCTGGATCGTGTAGACCGGGTAACTCGTCACCCGGAACTGCCGGCCCGCGTCGGCGGCGAGGAAGAGGCCGGCGGCGGTCACCGTCGCCGAGCCCTGCGTCACCGTCACCGCCGCGAGCGACCGAGCGGCGGCGATCGTCAGCCGCAGCTCGCCGCGCAGGAAGGCCCAGTGGCGCAACCGCGCGAGCGGCTTCCAGGCGGCGTTGACCCACTCGCGGACGAGGAAGGTCGGCGCGGCGGGCACATAGAGCCGCACCGTCCTCCACACGTCGCCGTAGGTTTGCGCCACCTGGTCACCACCCTGGAGCTAGTAGCCGATCGCCTCGAAGCGCGCGGCGAAGGCCGACAGGTCGGTCCCGTTGGCGACCTCCGCGCCGGTCGTCGGGTCGTAGACGCTGAGCGTCCCGGCCGCGACGTTGTAGACGGCCAGGTGGACGTTGGTGCCATCCGAGAGCGGCTCGAAGAGCACCACCTCCACCTTGCCGAGGCCGAGCTCGGGCGCGGCGAGCGGCTCGCCGCCCGCCGTGTAGGACGCCGGCCCGACCGCACGGCCGATCTTCCGGATCCGCGCGTGCGAGCTGTCGTGGTAGTTGCCGATGGTGCGATCGACGGTGACGGCCATCAGTCAGCCTCCTACGTGGTCTCGGGCACGTCGAGATCGACGAGTGCCGTCGCCGCCGGGGCGTCCGCCGTGAGCGGCGCCGCCACGCGACCCATCAGCGTGTAGGTCGGCGCGGTGCCGGCCGCCTCGCGCTGCACCTTGCCGTCGGTCGCCGAGGGGATGACGCCGTCGCCCGCCGCGAGCGCCCCCATCGACGCATCGACGAACTTGACGACCTTGGGCCCGCCGATCTGCACGCACATGTAGTCGCCTGCGGCGGTCCAGGCGCGGCAGAACACGCCGGCGACGTCGTTGCGCGAGCTGGCGTCGGCGTCGGTCGTCACCAGGTACTGGGCCCGGTCGGCCCACCAGGCGGTGGCCCCCCCGTAGGGCGCGACGGCCATGGTCGAGTCCGACTTGACGAGCTGGTACCGCTTCGACCGGCCCGCCGACGCCGTCTCGACGCCGGGGGCCTGCCGCTGCGGGTTGAGGATCGTGAAGCGCGCGCCGAGCAGGCCCGGCGCGTGCAGGACGGGCGTGCTCTCGGTTTCCGGATCGCCGGACTGGAGATAGACCGGCGGCATTTCCCATCGTGATGGCATGGACGTGTCCTCCTCGGTGTCGCTCGGCCTAGGCCGTGAAGCCGTGCAGGATCCGCGACAGCCGGAGCGCCCGCAAGGTGAGGTTGCCCGCGAACAGGATCTGCCCGCTGACCTGGTTGTCTTCGCGCGCGCCCTTGAAGCCGGTGAAGCCGAAGGCGAACTTCGACGACTGGGCGATGTAGAGCCGGATGTAGGCGTCGTCGCCCTGCGGGCCGAAGTTGAGCCACGCGAAGGTTTCGCCGTCGGCGTGGTAGTTGCCGAGATCGGGATCGTTCACGCCGTCCTGGCCAGGCGCGTACTGCGACATGAGGATCGTCGCCTTGTCGAACTTCAGGCCCGGCCAGTTGATCTCCGGCTGGGTCGTATCGATGACCTGGTGCGGCAGGAAGTTCTCGGAGATGAAGCCCATCATCCGGTTGGTGGTGATCCCGACGGTTGGCGCCTCGTTGCCGATGATGCAGGAGAAGTAGCTGTGGCGCAGGACCCGGTACAGCACGTTCGTGTTGCTGGCGCTGATCAGGCCCGTCGGCGGGGTGAGCGCCGGCGCGACGTCGGCGCGCGTCTGGCCGCCGTAGGACGGGAAGACGTTGCCGGCCCAGCCGGCGTTGATCCCGTCGTTGAGACCCTCCTCGAGCCCGTTGATCTCGGCCGAGCGGTCATCACCCGGCAGCGCCTGCCCGTGATGGAAGGCGGCGATCTCGAGGATCGCCGACATGGTCAGGGCCGCCTGCTGCATGTCGGTGCGGATGACGCTGAAGGCCGCGCGGGGCCCGGCCATTTCGACCTCGAGATCCTCGAGGAACTCGGTGACGTTGACCTGGTAGTAGCGCGGCGTGAAGAGCAGGCCCGTGCGGGTCTGCCGGCGGGTGACGTTGAACGCCGCGCCCTTCCTGTACGCGCCGCCCTGCATCGGCTTGTACATGAAGTTTTCCTGGATCTGCGGGCCGATCCACTTCCGGGTGAACCGCGCCTTCGCCATCGCAATGACGGGGCCGGCCTTGAAGTAGCCGTCCACCACGCCGGGCATGATCTCCTTCGTCGTGGTGGTGTTGACATCGTCGAGTTGAATCGCCATCGCGTGCTCTCTCCTCTGCGGGCGGCCGAATAGCTAGCCCCGCTGCTGCTGCAGCCGCTCGTACTCGGCGACGGCCGAGTCGAGCGTATGCGCCGCGGGGCCATCCTTCGTCGCCAGCACATCGAGGACCGAGGGGGCCTCGTGGCGGAGCGGGAAGGGCTGCGTGCCCAGCTTCTTCCGCTCTTCCCCCAGGCGCTTCTCGACCTCGTCGTTGAATTTCTTTTCTTCGGCTTCGTTGAGCTTCTGCGCGACGCGCTCGCCGTACTTCTCGGTGTAGGCGTCCTGCAGGCTGAACACGCGCCCCGGCTGCCCGACGATCGGCTTGCCGAGCTTCGGGTGGCTGACGATCTCCACCGGATCGAGCGGCTCGCCGAACATGTGCTGATGCTTGGCCGTGATGCCGGCCAGCCACGCGCTGACGCGGACGAACTCCGGGCCCTGCTCGCTCAGCACGTCTTCGATGAGCTTGCGCGGATCGGCGGGCGGCGGCGGATCCTTGGGCGGGACGTGTGGCGCGGTCTGCAGCCGATCGTATTCAGGCTTGATCGCCACGTAGTCCTCCAGGGCCGCCTTGTTCTCGTCGTACCACGTGTTCAGGTTGCCGAGCTTCTCGGTCAGCTCGGTTTCCTTCGTCTTGAGCTCGTTCATGGCCTTCGAGTAGTCCGGGCGGGCCAGCGCCCCGTCGCCGACGATGACGACGGCGTCTTTCGCCTCCGGCTTCTCGAACAGTTCCTTGGCCTGTGCCTGCAGCTCCGCCGGGAGCTTGCTGATCACGCCGGCGAGGAACGCTTGTCCTGACTCGAACGCACCCATGGAGTCCTCCTCCGAGGCCGGGCCGGCAGGCAGCGCCTCCTGCGTTGGCAGGGCGGGCGCGCCCGACGAGCCCTCTCGTCGATGGTTGGCGTCGTCGTCGTCGTCGTCGAAGGGAAGCGCGCGCGGCGCGCTCGCTGGCTAGACCGCGGCTAGACCGCGCCGGGCCCGGCGATGCCCCGGTCGATGCCGCCGCCTGGAAAGGCCGGGCCCGACGCGGTCGGACTCACCGGCCCGGCGCCCGCCGTCATGACGCCGGCGAGGTACCGTTGCAGCAAGTCCTTGATGAGCGCGAGTTCGGCCCCTTTGTCCGGGGTCACCTGCGCGAAACTGTCGAGGGTCTGCCCGATGGTCTGCGCCGCCTGCATCAGGCCGGTGAGGATCTCGGGCGGGAGCTGGTCGCTGGGGACCTGCGGCGGCCCCCCGGCCAGGCCCGTCATCGAGAAGGGGCCACCCGCCTCGCCCATCGGCGTGGGGGAGGGCGGCGGCGCGTCGAGCGGCGAAGCGCCCACCGAGGCGGAGAGGGGCGGCATCGATCAGCGCCCCTTACTCGGGGATCGCTGGCCGACCATCCCCTTGTCGCGCAGAAACTTGAAATTGCTGATCGCCTTGTCGATCCCCTTGCGGACGGGACTGGCCGTCTGCGCCTTGCGCGCGCGCGGCAGATCGACATCCTTCCCGTAGTTCTTCGCCCGGGGCGGCTGACCGGCGAGGCGACGAAGGAAATTCCCTGGCACTGCGTAAGAGATTCTGTGGTGCGCGGGAGACTGTCAAGCCCCTGTACGGTCAGGAGGAGCCGCGGGCGCTACTTGTCTGACTCGGTGATCGTCGTCCGCCCGCCCGGCTCGTCGTTCTTCGTCTCCTGCCGCGGCGGCGCCTGTCCAGAGGCTTTGCGCCCCGCCGGGTTCTGCGTCTGGCCGATGCCGAGCATCGCCTGCGCCTGCAGTCGCTCGGTGACCGTGACCGGGACCCGCAGCTCGAGGACCTGCCCGCTGGCGAGGTCGAGGACGAAGGTGCGGCCGGTCGTCTCGTCGGTAAACGGCGGCGGCCCCATGCCGGTGAGCAGGCCCTGGGCCATGCCGGGCTGCGTGAGCTGGCCGAGCAGGCCCTGGAGCACCGTCGGCGGCGGCGGCTCGATCGGGGGGAGGGGGATGGCGGGTGGCGCCCCGACGTTGGGGGTCTCGAGCGTCTCGTGCAGCGACCAGAAGTCGTAGTAGCCCTGCCGGGCGAGCTGGACCCGCATCATCTTGCGCTCGGTCGCGTCGATGGCCAGGACCGAGTTGGGCGCGACCACGAAGATGAACTGCTTGTGGAAGAACTGGGCGCGCTGATCCCGGGTGGTGTGGTCGGCGTCGAGCTCGGGCGTGTAGCCCTGGTCGCCGGGCCGGAGCGCGGGGACCATGTTGCCGGGATCGAAATCGAAGTCGTTGAGCAGGGCCCCGCCGCCCCCGAGCACCTGCACGCGCTTGGCGGTCGAGAGGAACTGGAAGTAGTTGACCTTGATCATCTCCGAGAGGTCGCGCAGGAAGGCTTCGACCTGCCGGGCTTCGGAGCGGATCTCGGGCGTGAGCGCCTCGTAGTACTTCTGAATCGTGTCGGCCGAGGGGAGCTGGCGCAGCTGCAGCAGGGCCGAGAGGTTCGCCGTGCCGGCCAGATCGGAGAACTTCTGCGTCAGCTTCTCCCAGAGATCCACCGCCATGCTGAGGACCTGCGGGCTGGGCCCGTCCTCCTTCTTCCACGGCTCGCCAAAACCGGGCATCGTCTTCACCCGCTTGCCGGGCCGGCGCGGATCCATCAGCCGCATGGTCGCTTCCGAGACGGCGTTCCGGTTGTAGGTGATGTCGGGATCGACCCATTGCCGGATGCCGAGCCGCACGTCGTGCATGGTGTCGTTGAGCGCATCCTGGATCGGGAGGAGATCGTTGAAGAGGGGGATCCCGAGAAACTGCCAGGGGACCGACCAGAGGCGCAGCCGGGCGAAGGGAAACAGCCCGTGCCAGTAGGTGTTCGCGTTGTCGTAGAGGATCGCGTCGTCGGTGGCGACGATGAGCCGCCCCCGTGGATAGAGCGGTTGGCCCGGCTGAGCGACATACGCCCAGTTGGTCCCGGGCGTCCCCATCGGGATCGGCGACGTCGTCAGGTTGCGCGTGCGGTCGCGGAAGTACGCCCGGTAGAGGACGGCCATGCCGCGCTGTTGGCGGCGGGCGGCGGCGGCCGTGCCCGCGCTGATCTGATCGAGCGGATCGGCGGGCGAGATCAGGCGCGCCAGGCCGCTGCGGAACCGGCCCATGATCGTTCCGAGGGTCGAATCGGTGCTGCTCCTGATGAGGTACGCCCGGTCGCGGTACATGCCCCGCAAGACGTTGACGGAGTGCTCCTCGCGGAAGCAGACCCCCTCCCACATCTGGGGCGAGCGGCCGTAGCTGGGGCGCAGCGGCAGGGTGTCGCGCGGGTCGCGGGCGCTGAGCTGGTGCGCGCCCCCGAGGGGCACGTGCGGATCCCAGTCGATGACGAGGTCGCCGGTGCCCCCCGCCAGCGCGTACTTCACACAGTCGCCCAGATCGAGGTCCATCATCGTCGTGACCCACTCGGCCAGGAGGTACTGGTTGAGCAGGTCGGCCTGGACGCGGAACTCGGGATTGGTGCGCCAGCCCACGACGGGCTTCAGATCGGTGATCGCGCTCACATGCGCCTGCATGGCCTTGCGCGTCTCGTTGATCGTGATCTGCGGGAGGTACTTCAGGCGGCGATGCTCGGGCGAGAGCTGCTCGCCGACGATGTACTGCTGGGCGCGGCCGATGTTCTCGTAGGACGGGTCGGATCGGTTGATGAGGTCGCCTTCCTGCGTCCACTCCTTCAGCCAGCCGAGGACCTTCGGATCGCCGCGCTGGAGCGAGTCGGCGGAGGTGGCGGGGAGGTCGAGGACGCCGCTGCCTGAGTACTCTGCCACGGCCCTATTCCTTCCCACTCATCGGCAAGGCCGAGGCATTCGCCTCGCTCACCCCTGGACCGAAGCCGGCCTCCGGCTCGGTTGCCGACCTGCGCAAGGTCGATCCGAAGCGCCGGGCGGCCGCCGGCGTCGGCGCTTCGCCGCCAGCGTGGTCCGGGTGCAGCGTGTGCTGGTCGCGATTGCTGGCGTCCTGTGCGTACCGGCGGAACACCATCGGCTGCCCCACGCCGTCGCGGTACATCTGCTCGCTCTCGCGCTCGACCCGGCGGAGCTTGCGAAGCGAGTCGATGTGGACCGGGCGGCCGCGGCCGTCGGTGGTGTCGAACGATCGAAACGCGGCGCCCTTCACGTCCCCGTAGTGCATACCCGGCGCCGCCGGGATCCAGGTCATCGGCCGGCCGCAGTGATCGGGCGCGCCGGCGGGGCCACCGAGGGCGACGGGGACGTAGACGTTGGGTACGACCGTCGAGCAGCGGGGGCAGTAGTAGTCGTGTAGCGGCACTTACGCCTCGTCCGCCTTCGTCTCCAGATCACGCCGTCGCCTGAGCTGATCCGCCCCCGGGCCGCGCTGATACACCCGGCCCTTGAAGGGGCCGCTCGCCACGCGGACGATCTCCGGCTCGACTTCCACCAGATGCTCGCGTGGCACGCCTGCGGCGAGCCCGGCGTCGAATGAGGGATACAAGTCGCCTGTCCGTGTGTCCATGGTTAGCTCCGCCAGAACAGATCTTCGCGGATCCGGTCGATCACCGCCTGCAGCTCCTGCTGGACGGTGCGGCCGCGCTTGCTCGCCCGGTACTTGATCTCGTCGAGCTGCCCGGGGGTGAAGTCGATCGCGATGCCGCCGATCTCGATGTGCGCGAGCCGCTCGATCGCCCGCGCGAGATCCTCGGGGGTGCGGGTCGAGCCGACGCCGGTGGTCTGCTCGATCCGCGCGCAGACGGCGGCGGGCAGGGTGCGATCGCCGGGATCGACCGCCTCGTAGCGGGCCGCGAGCTCGGGAGGCCCGACCACCTCGAGGACGGACGATCCGCGCGTAATCAGCCACTCGCCAGCGCGTGCGGTCGCCTGACGGCCATCGGGCAGCTGCACGCGCTGATCGGCGCGGAGCTCGACGGCGGTCAGCAGGGGCATGCGCGGGCGTACGGCGCGCCGGACGAGCCCCGCGTCAGACTTTGTGCCGCTCGTCGCTGAACGTGAAGTGGAGAGGCGCGGCGCCGCTGTGGTCATCGGCGAACTCATCATCGTCCTCCTGAGCGCGATCGGCTTCCTCGGCCGTCGCGTCGGAATTGCGCCAGTCGCGCGCGGCGAGCCCCACATCGACCTGCTGGGCACGGAGGGCGGTGCGTCGACGGCGCCGTTCGGCGATCGGTTCCTGTTCGCCACCCGCGAGCTGCCATGCGACATAGTAGCCGATTGCGCTGCTGAGGATACAGTCGTCGTGCTGCTTAGGGGCGGCCTCGGCATCCGCGAGTCGCCCAGTCGGCGTGATGAAGTGCCGCAACTCGCTGCGGGTAACCGAACTATTGAGGATGAAGTCGGGGAGGCCACTCACTGAGTCGATCGTCGTGATGGCGTCCCGGAAACTGGTAATGAGAAATGGCCTCGTTCGTGAGGTCGTGGCCCAGCCAATCCTAGTTGAGTAGCGCCGGTCGGGCGCGGCGGCATCGGCGTACTCCCAGACGTGGAGATGACTGTAGCCGAGGTGGAGCTGGAGGGCGGACTGCGTCGCTAGTCCTACGCCGTTCACCTCGATAGCCGCGAGGGCCTCGACACCGTCCTCGTCCACGTAGAAGCGGCCGATGGCGTCACAAATAAAGGCCAGCTGCTGAGTATCGACGACGTTGCTGATGTACTGCGCGACCTCCTCAGCTGTCTCCTCGACCGTCGGTTGCCGCACAACCGTCACGACCGAATAATCCTTCCGCACACCCTCAGCGACATCGACGCTCATGATGTACCGGCGACGGCCGCGCGCACGCGGGTACTCCCAAATCGCGAGCACCGAATGGCGAAGGGAGGGAAGCGCGGCCAGTTCGGCGGCGGTGAGGCGGCGGAACCCGTAGCCGGGCGGCACCGGGAAGGCGTCGGCAGCGAGCGGTGAAGCGGCCAACGGGATACGTGGCGTAAGTGGCGGCTCAGCACGCCGAGATCGGACAGGCTGCGGCAGATCCTCAGGAGGCAACCGGCGCAGTTCGGCGATCTCGCGCGCCGGCTCGACTGTCCAGACATCCAGGAGAGGGCGGCGACTACCGGCGGCGTCGATCGCTTCGAGCTGCTCAAGCGTGAAGATCGGACTCCCAGCGTACTGAAAACACTCCACATCGTCGCTACAGTACTCGCGTAGGAACTTGCCGAGTTCGCCCTTCTTCGCGTAGTAGGTGCGCGTGCGCTCGTACCAGTAGAGCTGATCGCGGCTGAGAGTGGTCGCCCGGCCCAGCCATTTCGGGGCGTCCTGCTCGCACTTCGCCGCGTGCTCGAGCGTCTGGGTCGCCGGCGTCCAGTCGAGGGGCGCCGGGAGGCTGTACTTGGTCGGTTCGGCGTACCACGGGATGAACACGTTGATGAAGCGTCCATCGCCCTCGGCGGCCGTCTGCCAGTGTTGGTGCCACCAATCGCCGGCGAACTCGGCGGTGGATTCGAGGAGGCAGAGGGAGGCGGGTGAGATCGGGATCGTGGGAAAGAGGGCCGAGTCGAGCTGCGCGGGATTCTCAAACGTCGCCATCTCTGAGATATGTACGACCGAGTAGGTCTGGCCACGCCCAATCGATCCCTTGCTGCCTTCCAGGCCAGTCACCGACTGCAAGGCACCACGAGTTGACTTGCCCCACGCCGTCTTCACCGAACTCTGGTTGCTGTAGAGCATCTCGCGGTCCTTGTTGAAGGTCAGGCGCGCGAGGCGCAGGAACCACGGGAGCTGCTGGTAGATCCGGTCGATCATACGGAAGAGGTAGCCAGCTTGTGATTCGACATCGGCCCCACTGAGCGCCCGGACGTAGGGCTGGGTTAGTACGCGATGCGCGACTAGCGATTCAGCGAGGGTGGAGACGCCGAGCTGGCGACTTTTCAGCACGTTGAGGAAGAGCCCATCGGGGTAGCCGGTCTCGTGGTGGCGCCATTCGAGATCGCCGAGCGCGCGCAGTACGAAGGCTTGCGACTCCCAGAGGGGAAAGAGGGGGCGCAGCCCGTGGCCCTCTTGATCGATCCAGACGAAGCGTTCGGCCCAGTACCGATAGTCGACCAGCGTCCGCAGGCGGGTAGCGGCGACGAAGGTCTGCTCCTCGGGCGTGAGCGCGCGGAGCAGATCGCCTCTCTCGCCCACCGCGTCGAGCAGCTGGGCGGTCAGCCCCGCCGAGTCCGCCAGGGCGTAGGCGGGAATCTCGCCTGTGGGGAACTGCGCCCGGACGCCGGGGAGCTGGAGGAGCCGGTCCAGCCGCTGCGCGACCATGTGATCGGAATACATCGCCTCGGGGGCCGGCTACGGGACGGGCGCCTCGTCGCGCTCCTCGGCAGCAGGCGGGACGACCTGCCCCTCCACGGCGGCGGGTGGGGGCGAAAAGATCTCACGCACCGAGTGCTGGAGCTGCTCGAGTGTCCCGGGCGCGGTCAGCGGCGAGGCGCTGGGGGGCGGGGCGATCAGATTCTGCTGCAGGTTGATGCCCCCCGATCGCTGCAGGAGCTGCCCGAGCTCGAGGGCGACCTTCTGACGATCGAGATCGGGCAGGCGCGTCACCTGCCCCCGCCCGCCGCAAGAGGCGCACGGCCCAGGCGCCGGATTCGGCTGCGCCTTGGTGGGCGCGGGGGTGACCTGGCCACGGCCCGCACAGTCCTCGCAGGAGACCTCATGCGGCTGGCTGCGGCGCATCACGTCGTCGACGACCCCGAGGAGCTGGTCGGCGACCAGGTGGGTCGCCTGCAGGTGCGCCTTGACGATCAGCGCCTTCTGGTAGGCGGCGAACAGCTCCGCGATCGTCAGGTGGGCATGGTGGCAGATCCACCGCAGGCTCTTGCCCCCGTACCGGGGATCGATCAGCAGCGTCGTGATCCGCGCGACGTCGGGCGCCGACTCGGCGACCAGCAGCGTGTCGAGCAGCTGCTGCCGGCCGCCCAAGGCGACGGTGAAGGCGTCGATCGCCGCGTCGGACAGCGTGGCTTCCTGGGGGGAGAGATCGGTCTCGGGGCGGCGGGCGGCCGCCGGGAGGAGGCCGGAGGAGGCGGCGGCGCGCGCCATCAGCGGTCCCGCTCCGAGCGCTGGCGCGCGACCTCGCGATCCCGCGCCGTCAGGCGGGTGTGCAGGTCCATCGTCTTCTCGTCGGCGAGATAGCTCAGGATCTCGTCCTCGGTCGGCTGATGGCCGGTGTCGCGGCGGATCCGCTCGAGGTACTGCTGCGCGAGGTACTGATCGAGGGAATCGACGAAGTCGACGCCGGTCTCGCCCCGGACGACGTCACGATCGACCACCGGGGGGAGCGGGGCGAAGCGATCGGCGAGGCGGGCGAGCAGCGCATTCTGGCGCTCGAGCTGATCGCCGACGCGGCCCAGATCGCGCGCGAACCGGCGGAGCAGCCAGAGCCCGGTCAGCCGCTTGAACATGCGGCTAGGGTAGCGACCCGGGCGTGGCGCGCGCAAGTCCCCGATCAGGCCGCTGGCCGTGGACGGCACGTCTGGCACCCGCCCGGGCGCGGCTTGTTCGCTCAGGTGAGCGGGCGGCCGCAGCGGGGGCAGGGGCGAGGCAGGGCCGTCACCAGCTCCAGGTCCCGCGCGCCCCGGCCGTGACCGGGCCGGCCCATTCGCGCGCCGCGTAGGCGCTCACGCTGCCGCGCGCGCCGAGGCGCCAGCCAAAGCTGCCCTCGACGCCACGTAGGGTGATCCCGCCGGTGATCTGGCGGGGCTTCCCCGGCGGGATCTTCGCGAGCGTGTCGGCGAGCGCCTTGTCGAGCGCCGCTGAGAACGGTTGCGGCATCGGCGGCGCCGGCGTCGGACTCACTTCACCGGCTCCAGCGCCCGGAGCAAAGGGCCGTCAGCGCTCGCGGTGCTTCCGAGACCCAGATCGGGCAGGGCGGCGTGGATCTTATCGCTGGCCTGCTGCCCCGTCAGCCCAGGCGCCTTCTCGTGCAAGTCAGCGAGGGCCATGTCGAACTTGTCCGCGGCGGTGCTGGTCGGCTGTCCGGCCGACCGGCGGGCGTTGACGATCTCCTCGGCCTTCAGCACGGCCTGCTTCACCCAGAACTGGAGCTGGCGCTCCTGGTCCTCTTTGAGCGAGAGGCCGACCTTCTGCAAGAGGCGCCGGGCGAGGAGCACGACGAAGCCGGCCGCGACGACGGCGAGCGCGTCGAACGCCGTGTCGAGCAGGGCGGGAAGCAGCGTCGAGAACAGTGTGTCCATGTGCGTCTCCTGTGAAAACGGGAACCAACTCGCGGGCGCCCAGAGGCCACCCCAGAAATGCAGCATCAGCAGCACGAGCAGCGCCGACCCGAGCGCCGCGAGCGGCGGCCAGGCGGCCGTCAGCCGCCAGACGAGCTGCGAGAGCGTCGGCCGCCGCGAGGCGATCGCCCAGAGTTCGTAGCCCACGAGCCAGACCAGCGCGACAACCCAGGGCCAGTAGGTCTTCACGAGCAGCACGCCCAGATCGCGAGGCCGAGCACGATCACGATCCACACTCCACAGGGCTGCGGCCGATGCACCATCCAGCCGGCGTGACTGGATGACAAGTGGGGGCTCATCGGGGCTTGTCCCTTATGTTGCGTTGACGACCCTGCTCGTCGATCCATCCGCCGCACAGCGTGGTGAATATCTCAAGGTCGGCCTTGCGGTAGATCGCCGCGACGGCCACCGCCAGGACGTCGTCCTCGGTCTTGATACGGATCTCCCCGCGCACGACCAGCGACCCGTCTTCGTTGGAGATGTTGGGCTCGTGCGTCATTGTCTTCAGCTCCGCGTCCCATCCCATACAACCTCGAACTCACGCCCATCAATCGTTCGCACTGGCCGAGTATGAGGTGCCATCGCCTGCACGCTACGGAGAGACGCGAGTTGTTGCGCCTCAGCCTCCACCCTCGCTCGCTCTAGCTCGAGGCGTGGTCGCTGATCGGTCTGGCATGTCGCACACAAGCCTGTTCGTCCCTGCGCCCATCGTTCACCGCATCCACTGCACGCCTTCCCGTACGGGATCGGCCTGCGCTGCTTCCAACCCATACGCCCTCCTCGCCGAACAGCCCGAGAGCTACCGCCTCCCCAATCCGCCCTTGCGCCCGTCGTACCGCTGCTGCCGCTTGAGCACCCAGGCGAGCAGATCCGCGAGGACGGCGCGCGGTTTGCGTGTAGCGCGCAGCTCGCGGCGCAGCTTGTCGCGGATCGCGCGTCGCTCCAATCGCGCACCTTTCGACTTCTGAGGACTCGCTGCCATGGGTGCTCCTTTCAGCGCCGGCTCTCGATGACCATGACGTGCGGCCCCGCGTTGCTGATGTTGGGTGAATGGGTCATTGCCTCATGTGCGTGACAGGAACACGAGCGAGTCCTGCGGTCCGTGCGCCGATTCGATTCGCCAGCCCGGCGCGGCCTCGGGCCGCCAATCGTGATTCGGCTTCACAGCGACACAGCAGGCGCGGTTGCCGAGGATGATCCCGTAGATCCGCGACGTCTGCTCAGGGAAGAACGCCACGTCGAACGAGAGTGGGCACGACGACAGACCGCCGCGCGTGTACTGTCCGGTTTGCCACTCCGGTCCGATCTGCGACCACGCCAGCGTCACGGCGTCCGCGCACTGCTGGATGGCCCCGTGCGGATCCGGGATGTAGCTCCGGTTGCCGGAGTCCGCGTGGAACGTCGAGCCCGCCCCGAAGATCGCACAGACGGCGTGGTGCCAGAAGTGCTCCGCCGGGTCCGCGCTGCGCGATCCCGGCTTCGTTACCTCCGCGGCCCCCATCGGTTCGTCGCTGACGGCCGGGCCGCCGAAGAAGTCGCCCTGCTCCATCAGATCCTTCGCCTTGCGCGACCACGCCTCCCGATCACGTGGAAGATGCGTCGTGAGGTAGTCGAGCTTCAGGCCGGTGTAGCGCCATTCGCCGTTGACCCGCGCGAACGTGTATTCGCCGGATGCCATGAGACAGGGACGCGGATCGTCTGCGCTGAAGATGTCGCGCGGATTTACCCCGTTCTTCCACGGCTCATTGCTCGCCTCGCACGCCACGTTGTCGTAGTGCCCGATGGTGTCGAGCACGCGCCGCAGATGTCGGCGCTGATCGGCATGGTCCGACATCACGTGTTGCGCGTCCGCGAACACGACGAACTCGACGCGCAGGCCGCCGTCGCGCATGCGCTCGATGAAACGCGGCAGCGCGTCCCAGTAGCCCGGCGTCTCAGGCCCGAAGGCCCAGCCATCCGTCCAGGCGACCATGCCCAACACGCGCGCGACATTCACACCCTGCCGGCGCATCCACTCGATCTGCGGAGTGACGTCCTCTCCACGGAGGAAGCGGTTGAACAGCATGAACTGCGTCGATCCGTGCCACGACCAGAGCGCGCCGTTCTCCTCGCGAAACGTCCGACCGTCCACGCGGATTCGTCCGAGTGTGGGCCGCGGTTCGGGCTCGCCGTAGATCGTCGCGACCGGGATGGAGTCGAGCAGGCGCGTCATTGACGCACGAGCGTCAGCGGCGCTGACGTGAACTGCCGACCGTCCCTCGTGTGGGCGACGTAGGCCACGATGCGCCCGTCCGGCATCCGCACGACGTCTGGCCGCTCGTGGGAGCCGCGCTGGTCCGGCGGCCGCGTCTCGAACTGGCGATCCAGATCGACGCTCTCACCGTCGATCTCGCCCGAGCCCCACCGGTCGGCGAAGTTGACGATCACGTTCGCATCCACGAAGCGCAGCGTGAACTTGTCGTCCGGCTTGGTCACCTCGACACGCTCATGCGCGCCGACGCTGCTGCGATCGAAGTAGATGCGGTCCGGTTCGCTTGGATCGACGCGGCCGAACATGCCGCCAGGGCCGAGCACGCCGACAATTTCAGGGTCCATGTCTGTCACCTCGTGTGCTGATGGAAACGGATCGGAGGAGTCCGGCGGGAGTGGCGCCGGGTCAGGTGCTGGTTCGGGCTCGTCCGACGGCGGATCGTCCGGCGGGTCTTCTGGCGCCGGCGTGTCAGCGTCGTCCTTGGCCGGCAGCTCCGGCGCCCCCTTCGCAACGGCCGACGCGACAATGCGCTCGCCGAGCGCGCGCATGTCCGGGTCTTCGATCGGCCCCCCCGGACCGGACCGCTCGAACGGGAACGCCCACGCGACCATCAGCCGCCCTCTCGACTCGTCTGACCAGTCGTAGAGCCGCGTCGCGATGGCCAGCACGGTCTCTTTTCTCCAGTGGTCCTGCTGCGTATAGCACGGCAGGATGACGCCGTACGCTCCCTCCCAGTGCTCACGCAGGGTGGCCACCTTGTCGTTGAGCCGGCCCATGGCCTCCTCCGGCCCTTCACCGGGCGCCGGATAGCACTCCGCGATCGGAATCCCCCAGGACGGCATCAGCGTCAGGATGCTCGTCGGGTAGTCGGCACTGATGTTCCAGCCATCGTCGTACCAGGTGGGCCGGATCCCCGTCTCCTCGCAGTCCTTCAGGTAGCCGCGAAAGATGGGCGAGGCGGCGTAATCGAAGTGCGGCCCCGCGCCCTCGATGCCGCCAATCCGGCCGAGCAGCGTGGGCGGTTGTGAAATCGCGATGTCCTCGCCGCCGGCAAACACCGGCCGGCTGGGATCCGCCATCTGCCGCCAGTCCTGCCCGTCGCCCTCGCCCGCCATCGGCGTCAGGAATTGACAGTTGCCCGGCGCAGACTTGTCGGACGGCACCCAGGAGAACCCGGCGTAGCAGGGATACCGCAAGGCCCGCAGCGTCGGCAGTTCGGGACGCACAGGCGCCGGCAGCGGCCGGTAGGGCGGGAACTCGTCGTACACCACCGCGTTTTTCCGCGTCCACGAGCAGGCGAACCAGCCGGCCGCGTCGTGCGCCAGTTGCGGGTCCTCCGGACCGATGTCCTCGTCGAACAGAAGGAACGGATCGCCGCCCGACAGCGCGATCCCCGCCCCCACCTCGCCGTGCTGCCCAATCACCACGCCCGCGATCTCCGTCGTCACCGTCAGCGACAGGCCGCGGATCGTGCGGGTCCGCGTCTCGCCCGCCCACTGCACCCTGTCCTCGGACCCATCGATCGCCAGGCCGGCCTCGAGGTGCTGCACTCCGGCCGACGTCGTGCCGTCGCCCCCGGGCCAGACCGGCACCGTGACGGTCTCGAAGCCGTCTGCGGAGGGGCCCGCGGACGATCCGATCCGAATCCGGCGATACGTCCCCGGACTGTCCTGCGCGATCACGACGAACGCCTCGCCGTTCCAGCCAACCGCCGGCCGCGTGTGGCACGGGTGCCCCCACGACCAGCGCACGGGGCCCCCGAGCGGCTTCACACCGATGAGCAGCCCGTACGCTTGCGCCTGGGCCTGCGCGACCAGGCAGATCCGTCCGTCCGGCGCGCACGCGACGTCCAGCATGCGGGGCGCCGAGGGCGCCGTCTCTTGCCAGGCCATCACGCGCACCGGCTGTGGATTCATCTCGGCGGTGATCGTCCGCAGCATCGGCTGCGCGCGGTCCACGTAGACCCAGAGACGCCCGGCGGGATGCGCCGCCACCCGGCACCAATAGCCGTCACGACGGATGGTCATGCCCGCCTCCGATCCAGGTGTGCCGCGCCCGCCGCCCAGAAGCGCGCGGCACCCACGCACACGATCACGATCGCGGCCGCCACGAGCACGTCAATCACGCTGGGCCTTCCCCCGCGCGCCCCCGTGCGCGTCGTGCAGCGTCGCGCGGTTCATTGCAGCCTCAGCACCGGGCCTCCAGACAGCAGGCCGAAGGCTTGGAGCAGCCACACCACCACAAGGATCACCAGCACGACGTGAATCACCGCGACGATGGGCTGCGGGAGGCCGAACGCGGCCGCGATGACGCGCACGGCCAAGAACAACAGGCCGATGAGAATCAACGCGACGAGCAAACTGAGAATGGACATGTCAGCTCCTTGTGTCAGCGCAACCAGTTCACGACCCACAGCGCGATCGTCACGAGCAGGCTCACCGCCGCGCTGAGCACGACGAGTCGCCCGTCGAGATTCGCCTTCGCGCGCTGCAGCTCCTGGACGGTTTCGGCCACGGCCTTGAGCTCATCGCGCGTCGCCATGCGATTGGCCTGATCCCGGAGCGCCTCGCGGAACTCATTCATCGAGTCGAGTCGCACGGACATGCCGCGCTCAGCTTTTCGCACCGCCTCCTCGGACGCCGCGAATCGCTGCTCGTAGCGCCGATCGGCTTCGCGCATCATCGCTTCGAGATGTTCCCGCAACGCCACTTCGGACATCGCCCCTCCGTCCTCACCTCGCGGAGTGTGACGAGGCCGGCCCGGCCGGACAAGCCCCCTTTGGTCGCCGAAGGCGCGCTTATCCGCGATCAGCGGGCGTGCGGTCGAGCAGGTCGTGGAGGTCGTGGCGCAGCTCGTCGCCGTGCGTGTCGATCGTGTGCGTCTGATCGACGAGCAGGCGCCCGAGGACGGTGAGCGCGCGGTGGATCTGCACGAGCGTGATGGCGATCCAGACGAGCAGCCCGAGCAGCCCGAGGAGGCTGACGAGGAGGGCGAGGCCGAGCAGGAGCATCGCCGGGTAGGGTAGCGCCGCGGCGGGGCGAGCGGGAAAAAATTTCGCGAAAAAGTTTGCTGAGTCAGGGCTCGCTCTGAGCCTCTCCCCCCGGGGGCACCCTCGCGGACAATGCATGAGGCGTACCGACTGTGCGTCTGCACGATGCGCGCCGGCCATTGTCCGCGCTCAGCTGCTAGCAGGTAGCGACGCGCATCGCGGCCAGGGCGCTCGCCTACGCCCCAGCAGCGCGCCACCCTCAGCCGACAGGAGACAGGTCGCGCAGCCCGGCCGGAGCTCGTCAGCGCGCAGCCTGAGCAGCCAGACGCCCGGCCCTCGCGTTCGCTCTCGAGAGCGCGCGCAGCCAGCCGCCTGAGCAGCCAGCAGCCAGCAGCCTGAGCAGCCAGCAGCCAGCAGCCCTTGACAGCCGCGCGCCGCTCAGCTACTATGGCATCTTGACAGGTTGACAGCATGACATACACCCTCACTCGATTGGCGATCGCAGCAGCAGCGGCGGCGATGGTGGCGCGTGGGCTCCACGCCGCCATCCTGCCTGCCTTCGCTGATGTCGCCGCGCGGCTCGATCGCATCGCGCGGGCGATCGAGTAGGAGCTGAGGAACAGGGGGCGACGCAGCAGCAGCAGTAGGGGAAGAGGGGAGACCGACATGAAACACGCCTATCAAGCGGCCTGCGAGTGCGCACGCTGCAACCGGGAGCGAGTACGACGCGAGCGACAGGCGCGCACCGTACCCGAAGTCATGAACGACTGGACGCGCAGCTGGAACCGTCGTCGCGCGCGCGTCGCTCATGAGTACTGGGACGCCTACGAAAGTGGGCGGCCCATGAGCAGTGACGACTACTAGGAGGGACCGATGACTGTGAGATTCACCGACAACGCGAAGGGTTCGCCGGCCGGCAAGCTGGCGGATGCCGAACTCCACTTCGACGACGGGCCGCTCGACGGGCTGAAGCTGATCGGCTTCATGGTCTGGGCGCGCCGCACCGGCGGCCGGAGCGTCACCTTCCCGGCGCGGCAGTACTCCGTGAACGGCGAGCGGCGATCCTTCGCGCTCCTCCGGCCGATCGTCGACGCGGCCGGCCAGGACCGGATCCGGGATCTGATTCTCGCCGCCTACGCCGAGCACGAGGCACAGCTGGCCGACGACCAAGATCCTCCCGCGCGCTGGGCGCACAGGTGCGAGCAGGCACGTAAGACGCGGTAGCAGGAAACGCAGACGGCAGCGGGGCAGGGGAGACCCAGCCCTGCTGGAATGCGGCGCGCCCGGTCCGAAGCCCTGGGCACCCTCGCATCGACCCTGGGAGGGGTCCTCCGATGAACCTACACACCGCCGCGACCGAATACGCCAACCGCCCCGCAGACGAACGCTACGCCAGTCCCTCCGCCATGCTCGAGGCCGCCCAGCACGATCGGCAGCACTCGAGGGAGGTCAGCTACCAGACGCGGGATCTCACCGTCGTTCCGACCGTCGTCACGGCCGCCGGCGCGCCACTGCAGGCGCAGCCCGGGCAAGCGACCGCGATCGCGACGTCCCTCAGCCTGCAGAGTCCGCGCGGGCAAGCCAGCTTCACCCATTGGAGTTTCGGCCAGCTCGCCCGCATGGTGGGCGCGCCGGCCAGCTACCTTCGCGAGCTGCCGGCGGGCATCGCGGCCGAGGCGATCAACTACGGCCTACACGAATCGACGGAGCATGCGACCGATGCCAAGCTGCTCGTGAGAGCGAACGGCGAGCAGCCCGTGATTCGGGCGTGTACCTCCGAGACCTACGGCCGGGTCTGGGATGCCGACCTGTACGGCGCGGTCCTGCAGACGCTCGGCCAGGATGATTGGCAGACGCCGCCTACCTGGACCGGCGAGCCGGCCGGCGCCTACCGCGGCGATCGGGATAGTTTCCTGATCCTCGTCGACGGCGGAAGCATCGTCACTGATCCGAGTCTGCGCGCAACCGACGGGCCGAGCAGCCCGCTCGCGAGCGGCGGCGATCCGACAGGGCTCTATCGCGGCGTCATGCTGCGTAACAGCGAAGTCGGCGCCAGCAGCATCGCAATCGACCTGATCCTCTTCCGCTTCATTTGCGGCAATCACCTGATCTGGGGCGGCCAGTACCAGCAGCGGTTCCGCCGACGTCACACCGGGGCCCATGCGGGCCGCGATGCGCTGCGCACGATCTACCAGGCGGCCCGGCAGTGGGCCCAGACACCCGCCAGCGCCGACGAGCGGATCATTCTCGATCTGACATCGCGCGAGCTGGCGCACACCCGCGACGCCGTGATCGATGAGCTGCGCGCGCTCGGCGCGACGCGCGAGCAGGCCACGGCGGCCTACGACACCTGCGAGCAGACCGAGCGGGTCAGCCCGCGATCGTACTGGGGGGCCGCGCAAGGGCTCACGCGCATCAGTCAGGCGAGCGGGTACCAGGATCAGCGGTTCGAGCTCGACCAGGTCGCCGCGGCCGTGCTCGCGCGCGGCCGGAACCTGGTGACGGTGTAGTCATGCGGTATGGCCAACTCCCGGCGCCTCGCCCCGACGTCAGACGAAAGGACGGCTCGACGCTGCTCAGCCGGCAACCGTTTCTCTACTGCTCGGTCTGCGGAGGCCAGTACTCCTCCGATCCGTCCGACTACTTCATGGTCAACCCGGCGACCGAGATCCGGTGCTGCCGCCGGCTCATGCGGCTCGTAGACGAGCGTATCGAATACGTCGACGTGCCGATCACGGCGGCGACGCCTCCCGCCTGAGCGAACGCAGACGGCAGCCGGCTGAGCCCTCGCGGGGCAGCCGGCTGGAATGCGGCAGGGCCCGTCCGAAGCCGGGCCCCAGTCCCCAGGAGAGGACCAGCATGACGACGCCGACGACGTACCCGCGTTTGCCTGACCCGCCGGCCCGCGGCCCCGAAGAGCCGATCGCCCACTATGGCGCGCGCCTCTTCACGTGGCTGCTCGCCTCGGACGTGACCGCGACCTGCAGCGATGTCGACCTGGAACGCGCGCTCACGGCGTCGACCGCGGCGATCGCTCAACCCGACCTGTCCCCGATCGCCCTGGCGCGGATCGTGGACATGCGGCGACGCCTGACCAGCGCCCTGGCGCATCGGCGCGGCGCGCCCGCAGGGCCTCCGGCGAGCGTAGCGCCCCCGCAGCGCGAGCTGTCCGGCGGACGGCCGGCCGCCCTCGTCCGGCCCCCGGCCTCGCAGCCGCCGGGCGGCGCACTGGCCGAGCTGGAGTTCTGAGGGGGCGTTATGCGACGACGCCGCCGGACCCTCACCCTACGGAGCGCACGCGCCGGCCATGCCGTGATCGAGTGGCAGACGCCGGCCCGCACGCCCTATCGGTACCACGTCACGGTGTACCTCGCCGCCTGTTATGGCGATGCGGGCGCGCTCTACCTCGGCGCGGCGCCGTCGCTCGCCCAGGCCCGCGCGGCCGTCCGGGCGCACTGGCAGCAGCGGGAAGGCTTAGGGGCCCACGACACGCGGGCGCGCCACGGCTCGGCCTGTTATTGCCCGGCGTGTTGCGCCAGCGCCGAGACCTGGTTCGCGTGGCGGTCGCCCGGCGGCGGCCACCGATCGGGGACGGGGGCGCGGTACTGGACGCTGAGCGAGGCGCTGACCGAGCGCAAGCAGGCACAGGGGGATGGGCGGACGGAGCTGTGGTTCGAGGCGCCGGCGCATCGCAAGTTGATCGTTTTGTGAGAGGGAGGGTAGTTATGGCGACACGACGACGACGGCCGCACGCGACCACGCCAACACACGAAGTGGTGGACTTCGGCCCCGGGCCGATCGATGAGACCCAAGATTATCCCTACGCAGGGAGCGAAGCCGAGTGCTTCGCTTGGCTGGACGCCCACCAAGTCACGATCGATGGACGCGATCGGTTCGCGATGCAGGTGATTCCGGACGACGACGAGTAATGCGCGCGCTCCTGCTCACCGTCGCGGTCATGGGCGTCCTGGCGCCGGGGCGCGCGGCGGCCCAAGAGGTACGCTGGCTGTACCCGAGTCTCCTCGCGGCGCAGGCGAGCGACGTCCACTCGACGCGCCTGGCGCTCACCCGGCAGACCGGCCGGGAGATCAACCCGCTCCTGGTCGACTGCGCCCACTCGACGCCCTGTCTCATCGGCGTGAAGGCTGTGGGAACCGGGGCGATCCTCCTCATCGTGGAGCGGGTGCGGAAGAAGCACAAGCGCGCGGCCTTCTGGGCCACGGCCGCGATCGTGGCGGTAACCGCCGGTGCCGCGTGGCACAACTACCGCGTGGCCCGTCCACGCTGAGGAGACTCCCCATGATCTACATCCGCATCGGCTCACACCGGGCGCGGCAGTACGCCTTCGACGCAATCGGCCGCAAACCGCAGGGGTATTGGTCGTGGCAGCGTCGGAGCACGGGCGGGTTTTATGCCGTCACCGAGGCGGAGTACGCCGCGATCCGCGCGGCGGCGGCCGGCTGCCGCTGGGCCACGAGTACCACGCGGCTCCGCGGCCCGTACGACGACCTGATGGAAACCATTTCGCATTTCTGAGGAGACGACCATGCTCATTCACCGCAATGTCCTGAACGCCGCGCTCGCCGGCATCGACCGCGAGCCCGACACCCGTTATCCGACCACCAGCATCGAGATCCGCCCTGATGGCCACGTCGCCAGTACCGACGGCCACGTGGCGCTGGTGGCCGTCGGCACCGAGGCGCCCCCCGATGCCGACTTCCCCTCGCGCGGGATCCCCGAGCTGACCGATCTGCCGACGGCGATCGTCGTCCTGGGCGAGACGGTTCGCGGCCTGCTCGGCGCGATGCTGAGGCGATCGATGATCCCGGTCCTGGAGTACCTGCGCACAGGCCGTAACGGCGATGAGAGCGCAGTCCTCGCCGTGACCGACCTGCAGGCCCCGCGTGTGGCGCACATAGATCTGAGGGCTATGGCGACGTTCCCCAACATCGGGCGCACGATCCCGAAGGCGGACGCGGCCTACATCCGCGTGCCGCTGAGCGTCGAGGTGCTGGAGAAGATCTGTCGGGCGACGAAGGCGGCGTATGCCGGGCGGCCGGTCCGTAGTCGCTCCGGCAAGCTGCTGGCTCCCATCGTCACGCTGTGCATCCCGACGGATCCGGCGGCGCAGTGGACGACGACGGACGCCGGAGGGGGCAAGCAGCCGAACGGCGTCCTGGCGACTGCGCTGCGGCTTGAGATCACCGCCCCAACGGTGGAGATCGAAGGCGCGGCGATGCCGGTGCGGCTCTAGACTCTGAGAGCAAGGCGGGCGCGCCGGACTCGGGCCGCTGGCCGGCGCGCCTCGGCCCATCAGTGGCGGGGGAGACGACCATGACCATGACGATCAACGCTGAGGACGCCCGGACCCCACATGACCCGCGCTTGACCGCCTACGAAGCGGGTCGCTGGTATGCCATCCATGGACAGACGCTACCTGCGGGCGCGTCCCGCGACTGCCAGCGCGGCTATTGGGCAGAGATCCTGGCCAAGGGCACGCCGGACCATCCGGAGGGCTGATCGTGCCCCACGAATCCACCGCCCCCGCCGGCACCCGGTTCTTCGCTCGCCTCGATCGCTTCCACTGCGAGTGCCCGAGCTGCGCCTGCCTCATCGTCGCGGCGAAGGACCCGAACCAGACGCCCGCGCGGCTCCGGCGGATGGGCGCCCGTCTGACCACGTACAACCCGCTGACCTCGACCCTCTACTGCCCCCGCTGCCGGCGCAGCTTCGGCGTCGGGCTGCTGCTCTGGCCCATCCAGCGGGGCGGCCGGAAGCACCAGATCCCCGCCGACCACCAGCCCACCCGCCGGCAGCTGCGCGACCTGGCGCAGTACGCCTATGGCATCTGGGCCGACGAGGTGAAGAAGCAGGGGGACGCGCTCAACGTCGCGGTCGACCAGGCGTGCACCTGCCCGCAGGAGGAGGGCGGCTGGGCGCCCCGGTGCCCCGTCCACGGCTGGGAGCGGCATCTCGAGCGGCAGCGGGCCTTATGGGGAGATGAGGGGGGTGGAGGGGCTGGCGGGGAGGGGGAGGAGTCTGGTTAGGGGATCGCGCGTACGCGAGGCCACTTTTGGCACTTTCGCCGCTATCTCCTACTGTACACAGGGCTTAGCAAAGTGCGAGATAGTGCAAAGTGCAAGCCT